TGCCAGCGCGCCGAAGGGAGATGGAAATGCTTAAGTGCCCACAATGCCAAGGTGGCGGCTATGTCACGCACGCGCTTGGCGAAGGCAAGTGCTCAGTTTGCAAAGGAACCGGCTATATAGAGCAAGCCGCACGCGCCACGCCAGCGGACCAAGTAGAAATGAAACTTCGCCGACTCATGGGGGCGATCAATTCTTATGAGAAAGCGACAGGGATTGGCGGATGGTACGCAGAGCAAGTGCAAGAAGCATCCAACAGCTTGCTAAAGGCATTAGGCAGCGAAATACGTTTCGGTCTAGGCGATGAAAACCCTATCGCTGCCAGCGCGCCGAAGGGAGATGGAAATGACTGACTACGAATTGGAAGTGTTATTCGCGGTAGTCAGACTTGAATGGCAAGCCGACAAAACTAGCGCGACGCCGCTGCATATTGTTTATGCCAGAGCTATCGAGCAAGCCGCACGCGCCACGCCAGCGGACCAAGCCCTGCCGATTGCCTACGAATATCAGCACGACGAGGGGCATATTACGTTCGTTGACCCGTGGCAGAAAGAAAACGGATGGGAAGAGGCTAACGACCGATGGACGCTTGTCGGACCGGTATATCGGCGCGCATTCCAACCCCCGCAAAACGCTGCCGACCATATTGTTGATGCCAACAAAAAGGTTGATGGGGATAGCGATAGAACCCTCGCATTTATAGATTTGCTGAATCATTACGATTCGACAATGCGCAACCTACTGGCACTTCCGTCAGGCCGCACTCAAGAGCAAAAAGATCGGGGGCGGCTGGCTCTGATCGAAGCATTTGAGGCACAAGCCCCGCAACCCGAGGCGCAGAGCGTGCGGGATGCGGGGCATGCCATTCCTAGCGGCTGGCGATTCTATAGCGCGGATTTTTCCGTCAATGCGAAAGATCAGCGATGCCCGGGCCATGTGATGCTCATTCGTGACCCTGACGGGAAAGCAGCTTGGCTCGGTCTTTCGGATGAAGAGCGCGAAATTATTGATTTGCACGTGCAAGGAAAAGGCTTGACGTTTGACGCGGCTCTGTCGAATGCGTGCGAAGTGGCCCTGAAGTCAGCACCGCCCCAGAAACCAGTAAGCGATGAGGTGAAGCCATGAGATGGATGCCAAAGTTTTATTCGTTGTTCAGCGCCATCATGTTCGCGTTTGGCGTGCTGTTTGCCGCCCTTGACCAGTATCCGCGATCCACGGTGATGCTGCTGTCGGCAATCGTTCTTCAACTGTATGCGATGGAGTAACTCCCGCTCTACGCGGGAAGAGGAATTGAGATGAAAAAGACGAGATGGTTTTCAGCGGACGTCAAGCCGGTCCGAGTCGGGCTATACGAGTGCCGCCGCTACAGGAATTCCGCCGAGATTCTCTTATGGAACGGTAAGGACTGGTCCTATCCTTGGGGACAGGTCTGGGCATGTATGACCATCGAATCCGGCGACAAATGGCGCGGTCTGGCGGAGCCGCCGAAGTGACCGCGCACGTCTCCGCCTTTCTGCAGGTTGCAGCCGTATATTTGGGAGTGAAGCATGAAGATTCGGCTTGATGCATGGCTTGCGCGCGAGTTCGATCCACCGCCGCATATCGTGACGGCTCGCAACTGGATCCAGCAAGGTAAGATCTGGCCGGCTCCGGTCAAGGTCGGCCGTGCCTATTACGTCGAAGAAAACGCAACATTCCAAGATGCGAACCTTCGCCCTACTCTCGCCCAAAGAATTCCAAAATAATATGGCCGCCAGACCTCGTATTCGCCGCCGCGCCAATTGGCCCGAGCACCTTCACGAGCCACGCCCGGGCTATTTCACATGGCTCGATCCTCGCGACGGCAGAACGCACATTCTTGGGCGAATTCCGGTTGCTCAGGCGATTCACGAGGCGCATGAAGCGAATCTCGTCGTTGAAAACAGCAAGCGTACGCGCTCGCTGGCCGATCGCCTGGAAGCGCCACGGGAGACAATTGCCGACCTGATAAAACGGATGCCCGACGGCGGCCGCAAGAAATCGACGCTGGACTCGTATAAGTACCGGGACCGCGTGATTGCGAAGGAGCTGGGCGCGATCGCATGCATGGACCTAACGACGAAACATATCGCCGACATGCTGGAAAAGATCGTGGACGAAGGCAAGGCGCAGTGGTCTATTCAAATTCGCAGCCGTCTGAAGATGATCTGCCGGCGCGGGAAATCTCTCGGATGGATGAAAGAAAATCCAGCTGAAGACACCGAGCGCGCGCATGTAAAGGTCCGGCGTCGGCGCATGACACTGGAGGAGTTCAACCTCACATTTGAGAAGGCGCCAGAGGTTGCACCGTACCTTCAGAACGCGATGCTGCTGGCGATCATCTCCGCGCAGGACTTATCGACCATCGCCACATGGGAGCGATCGTTTCAGCAGGATGGATATGCGGTGCTATTGCGCGGCAAGACCGGCGCGAAGGTTGCGATTCCGCTGGAAATCCGCCTCAACGTTATCGGCATGTCGCTGGCCGACGTGATCGCTCGTTGCCGCGCAACGGGTGTCGTGAGCAAGTACCTTATCCATCACGTCAAGCACAACAACGCAGCGCCAAAAGGCGGGAAGGTGAAGACGAAGTCCATCTCGGACAAGTTCAGAGAGGCGCGAAAGCTCGCGGGGATAACCGATGCTGAAGCGCCGACGTTCCACGAGCTGCGTAGTCTGTCGAAACGCTTATACGTCGAACAAGGCGGGGTCGACACCAAGGCATTACTCGGTCACAAGTCGGACGCAACTGCTGCTTTGTACGCCGATTCGCGCGGATTGGAGCCGGTCAAAGTCCGTATTAATGTGGCGTAGTTCTGAACGGAATTCGATAACAAATTCTGAACACCCACCGCCTGGCAAGGGTTTTCGTCCGATGGTCCGAATCGAAGCGGTATGCCCATAGATTATGGTCAAACGCTTATTGGTATTGAGCGGGAGCGTATTTTTGAGGGTCCCGAAAACACAATAAAAGGGAGTGTTGCGATGTAATAGAATCAGTGACTTAACGACCGGTTCTGAACATGCCCTTCGAAGACCATTGGACACCCAAGCCATACGACTATGACCGCGCGACTTCGGGCCTTGCCGAGAAGCTCCAGGCGTACATGGATCTGGCTGACGCCCACGAGGATGAAGCAGTCGCTGCAGGTATTCGAGGAACAGCACGGCAAATCTACGACCGATGGCGGCAGTTCTCAACGGAGGCGGGAATGCTGAAGGCTGAGGATGATGCGCGGTGTCGTAGGATACTGCGGCTGCCGTGAGTGATTGATTTGCCGAGAGGCAGGAGATGGATGATGCCGTGCACAAACGAAGATCTGCGCCGATACATCGAGATGTTCTTCGAAGACGAGGCGCATCACCACGAGGATATTCACGAGGTCGACTATACGAAGATTCGGGCCCTAGAAGCCTTCGATGCCTTGGTGAACCGCGAAACTGAGTTGCTCGCCCGAGTGCGCGACCTGGAAGACAGAGCGGCTAAGTCGGCCGCGGTAATCGTCCAGGCAATTGACCTTATGCAGGCACCCAAGAAGGCATGACGACGGCCGTTATCGGAATAGCAATAACGGCAACTTTTACTCGGCGCCGAACTTCCAGCCGCAGTGATCGATGCCCACCTTCAGATTGTTCGTGATCTGATCAACCAGGCCGCGCGACATCACCTTCACGTCATTATCGGTCGGCGTCTCGGGTTTGAACCAGATGCACGAGTTGTCTGTGATCCTAGTTGGGCCCGGAACCTCTTTGACCTGAACCGGGGTTGTCGGTGCTGTGGAGCAAGCGGCTAAGCTGCTCGCGAGCAGCGTCATCACTGAGAGCAGCTTGATCATTTTCAACATTCGTTCTCTCCTGGGCGGCCGTGGCCGCAGTCTTTGCCGCGTCAGCATCGGCTTGGACATCAGCCGTCTTGCGTGAATTCAGGTTATCGATGGCGACCTGCACATTGGCGTTTGCAGCATCTACCTTGTTCGTCGCATCCTCTTTCGCCTTTGCGACCTTGATTTTTCCGTTCTGGTGCGTAATGACGGCAAAGACGCCAGATATTGCGACGAGCAGCCACGGCCCAAATTTCAGCAACAGTTCAATCATTCCCATGCTCCAGTGAGGAAGAGACGGCGCTCGCGCGCGCGTCGGGTGACAAGGCCGGGCATGACGTTGCCAGCTGCGAGGTTCCACTTTGGGAATTCGTTCGCCGCGCCGGCATAGTTGCCAGAGTTCAGCAGCTTGAGCAGCGTCGAGTTTTGAAGGTTCCCGGATCCAAGGTTGAAAGTGAAATCGACGAGTGCGGCCTTCTCATGCGGCGCCAGCGGCACCTTAACCAGGCTGTCGACGGCCGCGGCGAAACGCATCAGATCGGCCGTGAGTCGAGCGTCAGCGCGTGACTGCGTCCAGACGGTTCCCTTCTCGATGCCCGCACCGGTCGCGCCCCAACCGATCGTCCATGGGTCGCCGCCGCTCGCGGGATCCGGGTATGCCGTCAGGCGGCAGCTTTCCGAAATTTTCGTCAGCGGCTCGCAGAGCGGATACCACGCGGGCGAAGCCACAGCTGGCGTGGCCACCGTTTCCTCGAGTGATGGAGTGGGCGGTTTGATCGCCGGCGTTGGCGGGGGCTCGTTCTTTACCGAGGGCAATCCTGCTGGCACCGGCGTGCGCTTGAAAAACCCCAGCAGCGTGTCGAGCCAGCTCATTGCTGTACGGTCGGAGCGACCGGCTGAGGATTGGCGGCCGCCGTTGCTTGGCGCAACTCTTCCTGTTTCACGATGCGCGCAAGGGGCACGGCGATAGCACACGCCAGCGAGACAAGCGCGAAAGTGCGCGGAGGCAAAAACGACTGCACCATGGGCAGTTGATCTTGAAACTGCGCCAGCGCGCCGAATACTGTCGCCAACGCACCGAAGCGCGACGCCCAGGACTTCAGCAGAACCGTGCGCGCTTTACCGACGAATTCTAATCGAATAGACATGACTTCTCCCCGCGCGTGGCGCGCGTCATTGAAACGTTGATGAATGAGGGTGTTACTTTCCCCAAGCGTGGGGAGGAACGGCAGCCGCCGGCAATGTCGCCGAGTCGAGTTTCTTTTCCGTAGCCTTCGCGGCGCTGACGGCCTCGTCTGTCTTGGCGACAAGTACGTGCTGCTGACTGCGCAACTGATCGGAAAGCGCATCAGCTTTATTGCTCGCCTCTTGCGCAGCCTGGATCGCCGCGTTGTTCGCGCGGTCGCGCTTGATTGACGCTTTGTCGAACTTCTCTGTCAGGGCGTGGAGATCTGACTGCGTCTGCTTCAGTCCGCGCGTGACCGGCTCCAGATCGTATTGGAAAATCTGCAAGTTTTTGGCGTATTCCGCCGACTGCGTACCAAGCCGTTGTTCATAGCTCAGCTTGTCCTTTTCCCATGCGCTCTTCGCGAGCGTGCTGCCCGTATAGATGCCTGTGACGCCTACGCAAAGCACGACAAACACAATCACGGCGATCATCACCGGCAAGTGCCGGCGGCGAATGGTCATGAATGGCGGGGTCAGGTCGTTTTCGTTGCTCACGGTAATACCTCAATCTTCATCGGCGGATAGGAATTCGCTTCGTCTCGGCCAACCAGGTTGTTCTGAAACCGCGAAACGTTCCGGTACTCGTAAGGACCGGGCGGCAGTGTGTTGGGTATCTGAAACATTGAGCTGCGAATTGCGCATCCCTGAGCCGCGACGACAGCAGATCTGGGCAGCGGGACGAGCGCCTTTCGGGTTAAATCGTAAAGCGCTGGCGATTGCTCGGCGAGGATGTCTCTATCAAGGCAGATCTGTCGGCGAACAATGACCCACTCGCCGCGCTTGAACTGATACGACTCCGTCCCTTGCTGGTCATAGATATGAAGCGCACCAGGATGGTATGGATTGCCGCCGACCAGCACGAACCACCAGAGCGCACCTGTTCCAAGAAACATCGCCAGCACCGAAAGAAAAGCGAAAAGTTGATGTCGATCGCCAAGTAGCTTTTTCATTTGACAATCACCTTTGCAATGACCGCCGTGACGACGGAGCCCATCACTGCGGTGGCCAGACCGTATGCAATGAGGCGAACTGGTCCAAACTCGGACTTCGTCACAAAAGTTTTGATTTGCTCGTTGACGGACCTCATCCACTCCTGCAGTGTCGCGATGTCGATCTCAATCTCGCGCACGCGCTTGTCTAAGCCCGAATAATCTTCACCTGGCATTTCAAGCCCTCGTTTTGCCGGTTATCCGGGCATAAAAAAAAGCCACCCGGAGGTGGCCTTGTTTTGTCTTCTATCAACTCAACTGATAACTGCTACGTTTTTAATGCGACCAATTCTTCAGCCGTCTCTGCTGGAGATCGCTTCACGGAAAGAGTTCGCTTTAAGAAAACCTGAACGGGCCGCTCAAATGCAAAATGAATTCCAGAGGCAACGATTGATATAAAAATGAACTTTCCGATGTAATGCGGGATACCGTTACTCAAATCGATTCGGTTCCACATCTCCGATGCAGGAACATGAACAAGGTAGAACGCAAACGAAATTTCTCCTGCCGCGAACATAAATCTTGAGCCTAGAAATCTAACGAGAATTGACTTTTCTGCCATTGCAAGCGATAGGATAATTATCGCGAACGGAATGGCGTATGCAACGTCCCAACGGAATGCGATGTTGGTAACCGTTTGATGCGTCATTAACCACACAATAAAAGCGCAAGCTGCCCACCTTAGAACTCGCCACCACCCCTGCTTCCCAGCGACATACTCAGGAAATCTTAGCGTGAAGAGTGCAGCAAAAATTCCCAACGAAAAGTCTCCGAGCCTGTTTATCGGCGATCTATAAATCCATCGATGCGAGGAGTTCGGGTCAGTGTATGGAAGCGATTTTAATAAGGTGAACACAATAGCCAGACAAAGCATCGCTAAAACGACAGCAGCTACGATCGCAAGCAGCTTTCTCGGCGATGCTGCGACGTTTAACTTATGTATCAAGAAGGCCATCAGCGGAAAAGAAGCGTACAAAAACATTTCTACGCTGATGCTCCAAGACGGACCGACGATACCAAAAGCGACACTTATGTCAGGCGACCATGCTTGCAGAGCGGCAACATACACGAACGGGACCGGGCTTATACCTTCCCACCAGCCAACCGCAAAAAGTATGAAAATGTAAATAGGATAAACCCTCGATAGCCTGCTAATGACAAAATTCCAAAGCGGGCGTATCCGGAGGTCCTTAAATGTGTCGAAGTAGTTATAAGCCAACACAAATCCAGATAAGACATAAAAGAACGTAACGCCTGAATATCCTGAGTTCTCAAACACATAGAAAGCGCCACCCACGCCTGGCACCGTCAAATGCGACAGAACTACCATCAGGCAAGCTACTGCTCTCAGCCCAGTGAGCGCTGGGATTTGCTTGCGCTTTGTGAGTGGTTCTATTGGATCTCGAATCGCTGCCGGCCCAAACAGTTGAAGCTCTCTCAGAATGCCCAATTTGTTATCTCCGATCTATTTTTGGGCATTGTATTCCGAAAAATTAACGGAGATTCTATTGCACCCGTTTTACTGAGATGGGGAAATGGGCCACACCGGTGCTGCGAGTGTTAGATCAACCCGATTGACGAGGACGCGATAAGTCTTCCACGCTTTCAAAGCAGCCGTATCCGAGTCGGTCGCCATGTCTAAATCTACGGCGTCCTGAAGCGGCGCGATCGCAGCCGTTGCGGTCGCTAACAGCGAATCGCGTATGCCGGTATTCGCGGCGAGAATTTCAGCTGGAGATGGGACGTAGGGGATTGGCGCAGCGAACACTGATCCGTCGTATGTCCATTGCTGTTGCACAGCAAGTCCGTCTGGAACCTCGACGCACTGATTGACGAATTCAGGCGTGTAACGATCAGAGAGCGCAACTTCGTCGCCTGCATGATGCAACACTGTTTGCCCGTCATCTGAAAACACGTCGATGTCCCATACGACTGGAGGAATAAGTTGGTAGACCAACCCGTCAACGATATATGCGTACGTTTTCATCAAGCAAACTCCCTTACAACAACGATCCCGTTTGTCCCAGCGCCGCCCGTCAGCGCTGCAGCTGAAGCACCTTGCGCTCGACCTGGCCCACCACTGCCAAAGCCCGTTGCTTGGGATCCGCTCGTGTTGTCCTGTTGACCACAACCGCCGACGCCAAACATCGAATTTGCGCCGCTACCCGCTACTGCTCGAGCGCCTGCGATCGAATACGACCCGAGTGCTGCCTGACCGGCATAGTTGATGTCCCCGCCGGTTCCTGCTGCACCGCCAACCGTACCACCTTGAATCTGCGTTCCAGCCAGTGGAGCGGGAGCACCACCGCCAGCGCCGCCGGTTGTGCTGATCAACGCACCAAACGAAGATGCCGTTCCGTTAAAACCAGTTACGCCGTTTCCGCCCAGTCCTCCGATTCCGGGTGTAACGCTTATCGGACCAGATGGGATAGAAGCGCCAACATATGTTTTGAATCCATAGCCACCGCCGCCCCCGCCAGGACTGGCAACGGCTTGGCCTGAACCAGTTGCTGGAGTTCCACCACCACCGCCCCCCGCAGCCTGAACTTGTACTTCAACACGTGTAGCGGCGGCCAAAGCTGTCCACGTGCTTTGCGCAGCGAATGCGCCACCATCAACGGAAGCTTGTATGTTCGTCGTGCTGCCCACATTGATAAAGATCGTGGTGCGCAGCAAACGACCAGGTATTGGAGCCTGCAGTTGGGTAAGCAATGGGTTCGATAGAAACGGCGCACCACTGTATTGCGAGATGTTGGCGCTCGTAATACTGGTGGCGCCAAATGGGACGGAGATGACCCAAAGCCCGTTGAAACCCGCATCTGGTGTAGGCGTAACCTGCGAGCCACTCGTAGCGGCCACACCAGCTTTTAGTTGCAACTGGACAGTGTTGTCGCGATACGTGGTATTCGACGTTCCCGTGCCATTCGGACCGCTATATGCCTGAGCGGGATTGGTGGCGTTGTAATACGGGAGAACAACAGAGCCCGCATCGACTTCCTGAAATGCACCTTCGATCAGGTAGTTAATCGAGAACCCAGCAGTTGTAGGAGCCGGGCAAGCAAAGTTCACAGCATCCAGCTGAATGCCTTGCTTCACGATCTGATGAGCGTCTGCTGGAAGCGAAGAATACGCCCCGGTATCGGTTGCCTGATACGAATAAGCACGTCCCGGGTTGACGTTCACCGTCATGCCGGCCGGAGAAGTCGGAACGCAACCCAGACCAGAAAATAACGTCGACGTGCCGATCATGTCTTGCAAAAGATGACCGATAGCGATCATCACATTCTTGTTCGTGCTGAGAATGTCAGTTTCGAGCGGGATTTGCCCCGGATAAACGGTTTGGCGACGCATGGATTGGCTTCCAGAAAAGAAAAAACCCGCGCGCGGCGGGCTGAATGTTTCGAAGGTGCTGCTTTAGCTGCTGATTCGCATCCATGCGATCGTCCCGACTGGAATGACCGATGCCACCGCGGCATAGATGTCTGCATCCGAGACCGATGTTTGCACCATGTTTAGACTTGCATACTCACCGCGCGACGGAGTGCTGTAGCCTGATGGTGAAGACCCATAGCCAGCGACATACGGAATACCTGTTCCGATCGGGCGATACGCCGTCACGAATGCCTGGTACTGGTGAACCAGTGAACCGTACGCGCCCGCAACGCCATAGCCGCCGAGGTAGCCATACTTTGGCGCGACCGAAAAAGTCTTCGTGACACCATCGCCGACTGAGAAGTTGGCATTTGTGACGGTGACATTCGCGCCTTTCTGCGTACTTGCATAGGTGCCAGACCACGACAGCGCAGCGCCAATAAGCGGAGCTGCCAAAAAGATGATCGAACCAGCAGCCGTGTACGAAAAATCTGTTGCTGTCGCTGGTCCTGTCGTTGTCGGAATGTACGACGTCACCGCATTTTGCTCAGCCTGCATTCCAAACAACGACAGCGTTCCGGGCCGATCGAGCGGCAAGATGGCAATTGAATCACCAGCCATTCCGCTAGGCTCGGTGAAAAGCATCGAGCACCGGTACCAGCCGTTCGGAAGCGGCTGTATTGCGGCGCTCGCACCGCCTGAAGTGCCAACAATTGCACCCGTGAACAGGTTGAACGTGGCGACCGCAGGTGGGCTAAGCTTGTCGTTAGTCAACTGGAACTGTGCGCCAACCGTGCCGGCCTTTGCAAAGATCGAATACGCCTGCGGCCCGACTGCGTTGTTCAGCAAGTAATACAGATTCCCGCCGGTGCTGGCCGTGAATGTGATCAGAGAGGCATTGTTCGATCCATCAGGCGCCGTGCCGGAGGTTGGCGTGATTGTTGTACCGAGATACAGCGAGAAGTTGTTGATCGAAGCCGCGTTGTTCGTCCGCGGTGTCGAATACAGTTGCTGCAGCCCCTGCCAATCGCTGCGAAATACCTGCGGCGTTCCAATAATCGTTATCGCATCAGTTCCGCCGTACCCGCCAGTGTCAGCGGCCCGCTTCGGCTCAATGATGACCGGCGCGCGGCCCGTCAGATCGATCAACACCTTCGTCACCGCCGCACGCGTCGCGCGCTCGCGGAACATGTTGATGATGATGCGGTTCAGAAACGACGTGTCGGTTTCGTTCGTCCTGCGTTGCAGGTTGGATCCGAAAAAGTCCGCTGCGATCATGTCAAGCCAGCCGCCCGACGCCGTCTTGATCCGCGTCTGCAACTTGGCAAATACGATCAACGAATAAACGAACGCCAGCCCATGCGCGAAGCCTTGCATCAGCGCGTCGACGAATGGCGGTGAATCGCCGAACCATCCTGGCGGCAAATAGCCGGTGAGCCGCTTATAAATGTCCTGCTGATCGCCGGTCATGTCTGCCTTATCGCATATCTGGATTTTGCTGCAATCGACAAACGAAGGCGATGCTCGTCAGTCAATGTTCGGCCTTTCAGTTTTTCGGAAACCGCTCGGTTGACTTCTGCCGACCGCGATCTCCCGCTGTTCGCTTCGCTCAACTTCCTAGCGTGCTCGGAACTTCTAGGTGGCTTCTTCTTGCCCTTGATCGCTGCCGAAATCTTCTCCCGGGTTTCTTGCGGGATCGTGAATCCGGTTTTGTAGGTGTCTGGCTTCTTTCTCACGTACCCAGCTTGCTGTTTTGCAAGTTTGGTAGCAAGCATCTTTGCGACGACTTCGGGAGGGCGCTTGCGACCTTTTAGAGGGTTGGCGCTATTCTTGAAACGCTCCTGCTGTGCGGCTCTCATACGTAGAATCGAAGCCATCTCATGGGGGCGCCGTGTTCTGCCGTAACCTCCTTCGAGATGATTAGTCAGCCTGCATCCGATAAACCGGAAGTAAGCAATCCAGAATTGCTCCGACTCCTCCCAATCGCTTGTCACCGAATCGATAACGAAGGCTTCGGGCCGCAGCCCATCGGACAATAAACCGCAAATCCATCTTGCCGACATCGTGTGCGTTTTCTTTGCTGCGTTCACATGCACCGCAATTCGATTTGAAAGGGCCATCGTCGTTTTCCCAACGTAGCGAACGAAGCCGTCCCTTGGGTCGATCAGCCCATAGATCGTGGTAACCTTGGCGTCAGCCATGCCACTTACCTCTGCATAGGTATAGGTTTGGTTAGAAGCCCCGATCGTGTTGATAGCACGCCGGGGCTTCGTCAATTATAAGGTCTACGAGACAGTTACTGTTCCTGCCTTCACGACCTGCTGAGACGTTGCCGCAATATCGGACGTGCCGCCGTTCAATGTCACGCCGGTCACGTTCGTCACGCCGGGCGATGCGTCGTATGCCACTTGCGACAAACGCGAATAGGCCAGCGACGTGCCGAGCGGCAGCGTATTGATGTAGGACTGCAGCGCGGCCTGAACAACTGCCGCGACCGCACTGTGCGTGTAGCCGGCTGCCGTGACGATCGTCATCACAACATTCGCGGTAACTACAGTCGGCGCAAACACGTCAAACGTCACCGTCAACGGACGGACAGCATCGATCGCGTTGTAGACCGTCGAAAGCAGCGTCGATGAAGGCGCGCCGGTGCCGTCGTCGACCACCACGAAGAAATAGCCGGGCTGATACACGCCTGCACGCGTCTGGTTTTCCGTCAGGGTGTAAGTCAGACCCTGCTGAAGCGACGTGATGGCATACGCTACCGCGGCCTTCGTTGCCTTTGACAAGCTCTGCACGTATGAAACGAAGCGCACGCGCAGCGCGCCGTCCGTTTCCGCATTCGCGCCGTTGGCAAGCGCCGCCGCGTTTGCGACTGTATCGACGCCCGGAACCGCCTGAGCGAGCGTGCTAATCGCTCCGCTAACGACATTCGCGGCTGATCCGGCGACTGTCGCAGTAACGCTGACCGTGACACTCAACGAGCCGGCCGCAATGACGTAACCGCCCAGCGACGCGCTGTAGGCGGGATTTGTCGTGTCGAGATTAACGGTGAATTGCTGTGTGCCGTCAGCTGTTTGCACAACCGCGCCCACCGGAACGACCGCTTGCTGCGTCGGCGTGAACCGAGAAAACGTGACTAGACCCGTCGCGTAGGTCGCGGCGAGCCGCGTCAAGCCGAAATCGGCAACCCACGAATCCAAGTCCGCACCGCTGGATGTTGCGGCGCGCGTCGTGGCGAGCAGCGCGAGGATCAAGCCCTGCAACCACATAACGACAGCGCTGACCGACTCAAGTGACGCGCGCAGGATCGAGCCGATGGTCAAATCGACAAGCGCAGTCGCGTAGCCCTGCACGTTCGACACCATCTCCTGCACAAGCGTCGAGAAGTCTTTTGTCGTCAGAGCCATGTGTCTACTTATTCACGTCGAAGCTGAGAAGCACCGGCGCGCGGGTTTGCGCGTCGGTGTACTGGATTTGAATCCGCATGGCGCCATTGCCGATCGGCGTGACCGAAATTGCTGGCTTCGGGCTCGTCGCGACGGCCGCTTCGAGGGCCACCTGAGATTGGACGATTGCCCTGATCTCAGCCGGCGAAGCGTTCGATCCGATCTTCCCCGGAAGACCGCCGCCGTAATCCGGGTGAAATATGTAATCGCCCGGGTTTGTGCAAAGGCGCCGCACGATGCGCTGCTGCGTTCGCACGGTACCGCTCACTTGCTGGAAATCCCCGGTCGGGCCAAGCCCTACGTCGCTCCCGTACCACTGGAAGATGTCGGTCAGGAGTTGCTGAGCCATGCTTTATTCCTGTTGCGTGGGCGCATTTGTCGTCGCCGTAGACGATCCGCCTTGGACATTCGGAACCGGGTGGGTGTGTCCGTCGTAAATAGCGCGCATCTGGGCCATCGTGCGGGTCTGTGTGACCGTGTTGTCTTGAATGTCCGCTTGACTGGTTATTCCCAACGTCACGTTCAGCGACTTGTCGATCTGCACCGGACTGCCGGTGAAGTGGTGCCCGCTCGCGGCGTAGTATTCAATCGTCCCGTCGTTGTGCATCTTTAGGAACGATCCCGACTTCTGCACCGTCCATAGCTCGCCGCTCGGTACCGGTGGCGGCCGGTCGGAATCGCTGAAGATGAACCCGGTCACCTGAGCCGATTCGACATCGCCGTCGGCAAAGTCAACGACGGCTTGGTCGCCGATCTGCGGACCGTATGCGACGCCGTACCCCTGCCCGATAGCGCCGGTCAATATCGGAATCCAACCGGTCATCGTGCCGCTCGGTTGAAGCGCGACTTTCACCGAGTAGGTGTTGGGGTCATAGCTCTTTACGATGCCGTGTAGCCGCGCCACGTGAGTCGCAGACTGGAGAGCCGCACGCATCGACATCGCGTTCAGAAGGTCTCTCATGAACCGGATACCTGCAAATCAGGGTTGTGATTCTTCGCGCGCACCGTCATCGAATAGCCTTCGTCCAGACTAAATTCGCGCGACACCGCGTCGACATAGAACATCTGGTTGAAATTTCCCTCGAACCCGATTGTCTGAATCATCACTCGCGGCGTCAGCAGGTTGTCGCCCGGCAGTGACCCGTTCAGCTTCACTTCATGCCGGATGATCTCGTTGTAGAGCGCCATCGCGCGCGCAGTTGCTGCCTCTTGCGTCAGCGATGGGATGTTGAACTCATACGTCTGGACGCCACCGAACGGGCTTGCTTTACCGGCCTGAATCGTTTTCGCTTTGCTCGGGTAGAACGCGTCGAAGCCTTTCTTCTGCTTGTGGTTCCAGCTATGCACGACGACCGTGATTCCCTTGGCCACCGTCAAGCTGCGACTGAACGTCAGGTTCTGGACATTCGATACTGCATACCCGACGTCTCCGGTCGGCGGCTGCCACTGAATGACATACGGGTTGTCGTTGCTGCGCGGATCTGGGCCGAAATACAGCGTATGACCCTTCGCATAGACGACATACCCTTCCTGACTGGCGAGCCACGTGATCAGGTCCCACTCGCTGCGCTGCGACTGCAGGCGCACGTGATCGATCTGGTAGTACTTTCCGACGATCTCTTCGGTCGCGGTGACTTGTGGCGTCAGACCATGCTTATTCGCCAGCAGCGTCGCAATGTCCGACGACTTCAGGTTGTTCCACTGATCCGTGATCTTCGTGTCGATTAGCGCGGCGGTTAGATCGCGCCCGGTCAAAACGAGCCGCGTGCGGTCTGGCGACCACTCGATGTCATCGATGCGACCGTAGATCAGGCTCTGCAGGTCGCCATCCGTGTAATTGGCGGGATCGTCCGGAAAACCCGCGAAGATCTCGACGAAGCCTTCGGTCATCGTCGAGAAACCGGCAATGTCGAACGGCGCGGCAAGAAGCGATGCGGCGAAGCTGATGCGGAATGTGTCGGCCTGATAGAACGAGTTGTTCTCAACCGACCACTCGACCCACCCCTGCACGATCGTGTCGTTCACTTTCACGAGCGCGCGCGGGCGCCGCGCAACGGACTGCGCGGGAAGTGCGTTGATCGATGTCATTTAGGCGTTCAGTACGCCGCCTGACGTGTCAGACGAAGGCGGCACGGTTATTGTGTTGATGCCGGTGAGTTGCGGATCGCCCTTGAGTTGCGGGTTCGCCTTTGCAATACCGGTCCACGCATTCGAATCGCCGTATTCCTTCGCGGCCATCTGCATCAGGTTGCCGCCACCGACCGTGACCTGCTTCGCGCTCGAGTAAAGCGATCCGACGTTCGCGCCAATCCGGCCGGTCACCCGGTCCAGATTCACCAGCAGCGGGATTTGCTCGGCGGCAGTGATCTGGTTCGTCAATTTCGAGATGTTTTGCGCCAGGCTGTTATTCGGCAAAATTCCGCCAAGAGTCGTGACGTTAATCAGCGTGTTGTTCGTCTGCGCGATCAGCGTTTGCACCTGTCCGCGAAACTGCTGTATCGGCTGAAGCACGCTGTTCAACTGGCTCTGCGCTGCTTTTGCAAAGTCGGACACGCCTGCTATTGCCGACTGCACCGTGCCGAACGCTGATGTCAGCGACGGGCTGCCAATCGAGGAAAGAAGCCCCGATGCCGTGGTCATATCGCCATTGATCAACGAATTGACCGAGTCGGTCGACAAGCTCGACACCGGCGCCGTCAGGTCCTGCACGACTTCGCATTCGATCCGATAAGGGATCTCGTAGAAGCGATCGAAGTTCGGCTGGAACCGCTTCACGACCACAAGATACGAGAATTCCGACCATGTGACGTTGGTCGCCGCGCCGGCGATGCGCAATCCGTCGACATACCGCGCGCGCTGCAGCGCGGCCTGTCCACGGAAGCGGCCAGACCAGACCAGCGGCTCGGGAAATGCACCCATCGCGTCGACCACGCGCGCACCGCCAATCAGATCATGCGTGGCAAGCCGCTGCTCGCCACCAAACGGAATCGACTCCGGCACCTCGAACTGAGCGAAGGTAATCGCTCCGAGGGTGAGGTACACGTCTGGAGTCATGCTTTATCTCATTCCCATTGGCCGAAGATTCATTGAGCCGTCAAATGTGCCAGGCATGTTTTGCGGCCGCGTCGCTTCAATGCCGATGTACTTGGCGACGTGTTTTCCGACCTTTTCACCGTTCAGGTAGACATCACCCGTTGGGCTGGTATCGACACCGCGCTTGGACGGGATATATCGGCTGCCCGCCTCACCCGCATCAACGCGCCGCTGCGCATCAGGCGTGAGCTTTACACCACCGTCAGTTTTGGCAGCATTGATCTCGCGCTGCGTCAGCGGACTGAACGCATAGGCGGCCGCCGCCAAAGTGCCAAGCGCCAACACCGCAATGCCGATCGGGTTCGACAAGCCTGACAATGCGCCCGTCAATCCTTGGCCGGCTCCCAGCGAACCAGCCAGCCGAGCGATACCGGCAGCGCCGCCAGCCGCTTGCATTGAGAGAGCCAATCCGAAGCCGCGCAACGCCGCACTCAGCAGCAACCCACCGCCGCGAAGGCCGAGCCCCGCAGAAACGAACATCAGCGAATACGCGAGCGCACGAAAAGCACCCGGATACTTCTCGACAGTCTGCGACAGCGAATCGAGGCCGCCTGCCAGTTTCAACAATCCGGTCGTGATCACCGGCAAATAGACCGAGCCGAAAACTGCAAGGAAGTTCTTCCAGGCGGCGTCGGCCGCAATCTCCGCGCCTTCCGGTGACTTGATGTATTGCTGATATGCCGAGTCAACGCCTTTAGCGTTACCAAAAATCTTCGCGTCTTTCTCGTACTTGTGCTGGCTGGTGATGAACGAGCCGATGAAATCGGCCGTGTTGCGGTTGAAGTTCCGCATCACAATGCCCGCCACTTGCTCGTCGGTCAGGTCCATGCCGAAACGTTGCCGGATGCGCGGCGCGATGACCTTCTGGATAAACTCGTCTGGCCGGCTTGACGCCATTTCGAGATATTCAGGTGCTAAGCCGCCAACCATCGGCGTCAGCATATGCATCTTCTTCAGCGGGCCAGCGATCGACGGATCTTTCGCGATCGCGTCGTTGATCGCTTTTTGCATCAGCTTCGTCTGCGGGCTGACCGACATGTCCCAAAGACCGAGGCTCGTCATGAAACCCTTGCCTTTGTTGTCCATGTGGCCGCCGAGCAGGCTACTCACATAGGTCATCGCCGCTGTACCGGCCGTCGGGCCAGTCTTGGCCTGCATGAATGCCGCAAACTGCCCGAAAAGGAACTTCGGGTCGAACATCGTGTACGCCAGCTTGCCCGTCTGTGAAGCGTGGAAATAGTCGTTCGGGCCGACCTTACCGCCCGATCCGAAATACACCTGCGACATCAAGTCGAGCTCGCGGCGCATCTCCGCAGGATTCTGTGCGACTCGATCGCCGCGGTGCTCAAGCGCCTTCACCGAGTTGTAGACGAGGCCTTCAACCGGCTTGCCGTCGTTCTGAACCCGGGCAGCGACAGAAAACTTCTGGAACTGCTCGCTCATGCGCAGCGCGCCGGGCAGATCGCCGACCGCAGTATGCAGGTCGCGAATCAGCGCGATATTCTCACCGATCGTCGAGCCAAGATTCTTGTGCGCGAGTGTTTGCGCCTGCGCGAATGCCAATGCGTTGTCCGACGCGGAGAGATTCAACGCGGCAAACTTTTGCTGCTCCTGAGCAAGCTTTTTCGCTTCTTCGTATGGCGCTTTCAGCACGCCGGCAATCCCGGCGCTCAATCCGAGCATCAAGCCACCTTTAAGTGCTTGATTTTTTATGCTATCAATACGTTTTTGGAGGCGTGCTGCTTGCTCCTCCGTCCGCATGAAATCCTTCGACAGCGACGCCAAACCCAAACTGGCATGGTTGATCAGGCTTAAGCGGATCCCGATCTTATAGGCTTCAAACATGAATCGCTCGCTGAGGTTTCGCGCCCACGAATGGGCTGCAAATCGGTTTTCATGGGTTCAATACCCGAACATCCGTGCGCAATCGCACAATGCCGAGACGTCCAGACTGCGGTTCACGAACCAAATGCCATTCGGCAAGCGCCTGGACATAGCAATGTTCAGCCTAGCTGCGCTGATCGCTGGCATATTTGCGCTCGGTGTCGTCTGTACGCTGATCTGGGCATTTATCGGCCCAATTTTCGGCCTTTAAATCTCATGGTCATATTCCAGGCTTGGCGGCATAGCGCCCCGCCCAAGCATGCCGCGCACTAGCGCGCGCCCCATGATCTGTTGAATCAACCGGTGATTGTGTTCAACAGCCGGCCCGAGCACCGCACGCGGCTCCTGCTTCTCGGTACCAAGCTCGAACCACACCAAATGCTGGTCGTCTGAGCCCACGATGGCCTCGTTCCAGCTGGTCTGATGCGAAATCGAGTCACGCATCTCGCCTGATCGCAAGCCCGGATCGTTCTCGGAATATCCTTGCCGAACCCGGTCCTCTTTTGTCGACTCGGCCAGCTCGGGCCACGCACCGTATGGGCCGATACCCTGCTGATAAGAGCCGATCTCGTCCTTCGCCGTCTTTTCAATCGCCGACGCCGCTTTTTCCAAGCCGTGATGCGCTTCAAGCGCGACGCTTGCCTGAAGCGTCAGCAAATGCGCAGCAAATTTACCGAGACTCGAGAACTCCATCATCACTTTTCCTCAAATTCCATCGTGGAATAGTTGAATTTGTGCCCTTCGAACTCGGAAAACTTGATGCAGAACGCGGCGCGCGTCGCGTCGTCCAGCGAGAAAGCCGTATCAAAGTCGATGCCGTTCTTGACGAGCCACAAGGCTTCGCTGATCGGTACCGACTTTGCTATTTTTTTATGGCTTCCTGCGCCTCCTCGGGGTTTTCAGCACCGAAGTGCTCATTTACACCCTTCATGACCGCCTCGACGCCGTGATCGTCAAGCCGCACGATCAACGCGTCGATCTCGCGCTCGGTATTCGGCTGCAGCACTGGATCGCCATCGACCGAAACCACGTAAGTCAGCGGCATCACCATGCCGACGTACACTTGGTTCTTCGCCGCGTCGCCGAGAATCTTGATCAGCCGGAACTGGGACAATATGCCCGGCTTCTTCAGCGCGATCACACGGCCGGCAGAGTCCGTTACCGTGACTTCCTGCGCGGCTTGTGCGATCAGTTCCTTCGAGGGCGTAGCGCCCTCGTTCACCGTTACCTTTGCCATGCTGCCCCTTATGCCGTCTTGATTTTGCGTGAACCCATGAACTTCAGGCTCATTTTCACAGTCGCGTCCGAAGACCACTCGCCCGCGTCATCCAGCGCCAGATAGACGCCGTCCGTGCGGTATTGCGTGGTCTGGCCGTTCGGCTCCTGCTTCGTCTCATAGATCTGGCAGGGCTGCTCGTTGATGCCGGCGTAATAGTTCGCTTCCAGCTGCGAGAAATAGTCGTCCAGCGTGCTGTCGCGCCGCTCGATGTCGAACGATCCAGACCAGCCGTCGAAGAAGCGAAGGTGGTCGGTTATGCCATTAAGCAGCTTCACGCGAACATCGGTCGTTTCCTGCTTCGAGCGGAACTTCGTGATACCCGTGATGCTCAGCGGACCGGTCGCCGTCTGGATCACGAGCGTCAGGTCGCGGCCGACCGAGTAATTATTTTGCGGCATGTCGCGGCCCCTTTACTTCGTGATGACGGTCGTCTGACCGCCTTGCAGGTTGATGAGGAAGTTGCGCACAACCGCCTTGTATCGCGCCTGCACGTCGGCCTGCATCCAGCCCTGGCTGATCCGCGAATCGGTGTTGTTCGACTTGTCGAGCGTGACCTTGTACGAATCGATCTGGCCGGCGTCGACCATGTTCTGCATGTACTGAGCAATCCCGGCATACGCTTCCGCTCGGGTCTGGTCGTACACCTGGAAGCCCTGCAAGCGACCGATAAACTTGCCGCCCCACGCATTGAGCGAATAAGCGATGTAGTTCGTGAGGCGCGTGTAGGAATCTTCGTGCAGCGCTTGGTCGGAACTGGTGTTCAAGCCCAGCACGTCGCTGAAGTAAGGGCCGCCCGGCGACGGATTCGTGATCACGTCGATGCCGGCCTGCACGAGCTGAAGCAGGTCTGCCTGCGCGTACGGTTGGCCGCTGACCGTGCGCTGCGTGCCGACGATCCCGTACAGTTGCTTGTTCAGCGACGAATTCTGCGGCGCAGCGTTGGCGAGGTAACCAACGATGAAGCCTTGCGGCGACGTCAGGCGAACCTGATTGTTCACCGTATCGTTGATGTAGACCCAGTCGCCGAGCATCAGCTTGAACGAATACGAGTCGATGCCCGCGGTGGCCTTCGTCGAAATAGCGTTCGCAATTGTGTCGCCTACCGGGCCGGTACCGACCATGTAGACGCCTTCCGACAGACCGAACGCCACCTGTGCGGCGTACGTGGTCGAATCGTCGCAATCCACCAGAGCGCCCACCGATGCGCCAGTCATGCGCAATGCATACATGCCCTTGCGCGCGGTCGTATCGACGCCGAGCAGCGTGGAACCCGTGATCGTGGTTGCACCGTCCGTGCCGCCAGAAAAAGTCGCGGTGGTGGGAACCGTCGGCACCGTCGTACCCGCGCCAGCCGAAGCCGTCACGAGTTGCGACGGGCCGCGCAGCTGGCTGTTGCCGTTGTTGATCGCCTGGACGATCGCTGCCGAGAGCGCAGCGCCGGTTCCGACCAGATTGTCGAAAACCTCGGCCGGATAACCGGGAAGTGTCAGCGTCAGCTTAAACGAGCTCGCTTTCGTGCCGGCCGTGAAGGTGGCAGACAGCCCGTTGCCGAGCGTGCCCGTGTATTTGGCGGTGAGCGTGACGAAGTTCGTGCCGAGAACAGCCGATGCAGCCGCGTCCGTTCCGTCGGAGACGCGCACGAGCGCATATGCACCGACAACGCCTTGCTGACTCGCATTCCACAGCGCGGTCATCAGGTCGTATTTGCGGGCCTGCATCGGACCGAACTTGACCGATGCGTCGTTGTAAGCGGTCGCAAACACGGGAACACCCACAGGGCCCCACGAGCCGACGCCAACGAGGCCGCCGATATTGCTCGGCACGCCGTTCACGGGCGCCGGGCCCGGTGGGACTATCTGGACAATTACGCCCGGAACCTGCTGGGCGGTGACATTCACTTGCCCCTGCTGTACCACAGTCATTTTCTGACTCCAATAAAAAAGCCGCCCGTAGGCGGCTTGCATTCAATGTGAAATGGCTACAGCAGAAAACCTAGCGACTGCATGAAATCGATCGGGTCTTTTGCATGCTTCGTTAAATTACATTTTGGACAAAGCAACTGCAGGTTCGAAGGGTCGTTTGTACCACCCTTCGAAAGCGCGGTCCGATGATCAATATGGAAATCAAATAGCTTCCCTTTGCAACATGCGCATCTACCGCGTTGCAGCGATTTCAATCGCTCGACATCGTGCGGCGTAAATCTGCCTTCTGCGCATCGCTTCCTTGCCTTGTATGCGCGCTTGTGCATTGCGATCAACGGCCTATTCGCCCTCTCCCACACCATCCTTTTGGATCGCAAAACGTCTTGGTTCGCAGCTCGATATTCGCGCATAGCGGTCAATCTAACTGAGCGATTTTTCCAATAGTCACGCATTGACCATTCAAGGCGTTTCTCGGGATTGGCTTTTCGATAACGATCGTTTGCCGCCTTCGCAGCCTCCGGACTGTTTTCTCGATACCGTTTTGCCCTGTCCCGAACCTTTTCAGGATTCGCTTGCGCCCATGCCTTAGCCTGAGCCGCGCGCTTATCACGATTCTTCGCGTGATGTTCTGAATTGCTCTTGCTTTTGCAAGCCCGACACCACGGATTCAACCCATCGCTTCTGTGATTTTGCGCCCCGAAAGAGCTTACATGCTGTTCAATCCGGCATTTGCTGCATATCTTGGTGATACCATTGGCAACAGCCATCGTTCACTCCGAAATAGTGGATGGTGGTTAGAAGCCCCGATCGTGTTAGCGCACATCGGGGCTTCGTCATTATGCCGTTACTTCTTGTCGTCGGTGACGAACACTTTCGGCATGTCGATGCTTTTCTCGGCCGCGACGTCTGCCACGCGCACCACGTACGAAGCGCGCTCAGACTTCAAAACTTGATCCGCTTCAACGCCATCAGCGATCAGGTCGCCAACTTTGTAGTCACCAAACTGTTCGATTACACGCAAGCCCATGGCTGCCTCACTGATATGTGGTTTGAACCGGGCCACCATTGGCCGAAAACGTCTGCTCGATCGCGACGACCTGATATTGCTTGTCGACAACCGTTGTTGCGTACTCGACGGTGTACAGCAGGTCACGCCGGTACAGATTCGCTTTCTCGAGGTCGTCGAGCAGCGGACTGCCTTTGTAGATCAGCCGGCCGCCCGTGCCATCGGCAAGCGTAATGAATTTCATGTCCGACAAAGCCGCGTCGATTGGTTGCGCGACTGCATCGCGACTGGCCGGCACGTCTGCCCAGATCGTGATCTGAAACGTACGCTCCTGGCGCCGCGTTTCGCGCACACCCTGTCCAGCGGTACCGACGCGTGCCGCGCTCACGACAGCGCCCGGCGCTACGTTGATCACCGCACCGGTGTTTGTCGTTCCCGGCACATCACCCGCGATCAGCGCAGCGAGGCCGGTGGCGATGGATGTAAGCGAATCCGACGGCTGGACTGCATACGGATACGGCTTGTGATTCACGACGATCGCGACGTTGTGCGCGGCGAACGGATTCGGAAAAGCGCCGCCGATTGTCACCGCTTGCCCCGCCACTGTCGCCGTAAGCGTCGGCGTTGTCGCAACGACACTCGCCGAGCGCGTCATGTAGCGCGACGTGTTGCGCTCGTCCGGCCGCGGATATACCGAGACGTTCACAACCTTCCTGGCGAGATCTGCGTCAAGCTGCGCCGGGATCGGCCAACCGCGGCGAAACGCGACCGTCAGACCGGAAATTGATGGTTGAGCCGTGCCGTTCGGGTACGTGATCTGGCTGCAAAACGAAGCCAGCGAAGCCATCACATCGGATACGTCAGCCATCCCTACCCTCTCGTGCCATCGGCATTACGTTTCCAATCGTTCGCACAGCGCGTTATAGCCCATCGAATTCCAGTACGGCGCCAGCACTTGGTACCGCGCGCCAAGATCATCGGTGATGACGTCATGGTTCTGCAGCACGCCGTTCGCGCCCTTGAAAAACACGCGCCACAGCGTCGCCTTGCCGTCGGCAGGCAATTTTGTGCGATTGTCCTGCCCTTGACGATCAAGCTGGATGTTCGCCGGCACGCCAGAGAGAACGGACGTTTCCTTCGATGGATCAAGGCCGCCGTAATCGTCGTTGTAGCCAGGCGCTGACGCTTGCTGAGGTCGCGTGATTGCGATGACTCTCGGATACATGAAGCTCATACCGCGAAAATCCCCGCGCCGAATGTGCGCCGCAACTGAAGGAAGTACTGCCCATAGGGCGTACTCAAATACGAGTCACCCGTCAACCGAGCGACCGCCACCTTGTCGGAAAACTGGATTGCTGTATCCCCGGCTTTCTTCATGATCGCACCGGCTTCGTCGCCATCGGTCACGCCTTGCGCGTTCTGATCGCCAAAAGCGATCTGATGAGCGACCCAGTATGCGATCGCATCATCAGATACCGTGCCCCACGCGACCGGATCAATGTACGTCGCCGACTTGTTGATCCAATACTGGATTCGAGCCGGCAAGACATTGCTGAATTCAGGGAATTGGAGGATGAAGTCGTCCGGCGTCATGATTATTTCGAGTCGTCTTTCTTGGAACTGTCGACGCGCAGCGCGCCTTCGTCGAAGTAGCTTTTTGCCACGACGTTGTCCTTTCGGATTGCGTCGAGATCAGCCGATTCGATTTCAGCTTCGCCGGCGATAACGCGTGATTGCTGCGTCTTTTCGTCGGTCTCGGTGTGCGCGCCGGGGATCGTGACCGACAACGTCTTGTTGGTGCTCGCCATGCTCGACAGAATGATGTCGTGCTCGCGGATGTTCTTTACGATGACTTTCGCCATGTTCTGCTCCAATAAAAAAGCGCCCGCAGGCGCTTATTCGTGTCTGTTGCTCTTGCGGACATTGTCCGCGCCCGGTATCGCTTGCAGGTTCCATGGAACATGCAGCCCACAAACTCGCTTGCCCTGCAACGGCACCACGTGATCGACGTGATGCTGAATGCCGGTTAATGTCGTGAGCGTTATCGCTTTCCGATAAACCGCTTCGATCTCTGTATGATGGTCAAGCGTCAACCATGCGGGCATCGCTCGAAGTTCGGCTGCTCGGCGCTTGGCATCGTGCGCATTTTTTCTGTCTCGGTTGTTGGCTGCCCATTCCCGAGAAATCTCAGTGATACGCGATTTGTTATTCGCATTCCACTTCAGACAGTAAGCACGCGCCTTATCACGATTAGCCTCTTGCCACGCCCGAAACTTATCGCGCTTCAGTTTTCTGTCCGCCTCAGACAACGAAGCGTATTGCCTGGCTTTTGTCTTTCGGTTCGATTCCGCGCACGCGAGAGGATTTTCGGCTTTCCATCGTGCCGATTTCATCCGTTCGCAATCACAACAGCATTGATTGCTTGTCCGTCGCTTTGCAACATGCCCATATTTACATGGTACGCCGGTGAAGTAGTGGGCAGACTTGGCTTTGACTGCCTGCGAATAAGACTCTGGAAGCATCTTTAGTTATCCAAACGTGTTGGATAAACTATACCGAAGTCTGCCCTCTATATCAAACGTTATCCATGTAATACGCGGACTTCGGATAGCGCCAGAACACCCCGCTGTACTTGTACTCGCCCGGCACGCGAACCGCGAGGTTCAACGGCTGAGGAGCCAGAAAGCGCAACGGCAGCGGAACGTACATTGCCAGACGCGACGGATCCTTCTTGTAAAAGACCGCACGCGTGACACCGCCTTGGCCAGCCGTATCAAGACCGTAGCCAGGCTGGATGTTCAACTGAATGTTCTTCGAGTTGAAAGCGATGTTGTTCTGCTTCAAATACGTCAGAATCGTCGTATCCGTGTTCGCCGAACGCGGCGTGCTCGCGAGATACGAGTACACCAGCGGCGGCAGCAAAACCGTATCCGGCAGATCGTTGTATGCCGTGTTGGTCCACACGAGATTCAAGCCGGCGTTGAAATCCGACAGAATCTGTGCAACGGTCGTTGTACCGTTGGCCCAGTTGCCTGCGGTTGCATTGCCACGCGGAACCAGCGGGTTGTTGAACAGGCCGGTCAGGTCCTTTTCGCCGTACAGACCAACATTGTTCAGGTGCCGACGATAGCCTTCTTCAGCAGCCATCAAGCGCGCTTGCGGCAACGGCTGACGCAAATATGCCGAACGACGCAGCTCTTCTGACGTGTAGTCATAGCCGATCGCGCCTTGGTAGACGGGATTCGACTTCTGGTCGTTCGAAACATCAACGAGCGGGATGTCGTGACCTTTACCGCTGATGCGCTTGCCGCGACCGACGAAGTCCATCACTTCATAACGGATCGAATCTGCCCATTCACCGGCTTCCGTGTTGATCGGGATGAATTGCTCGTATTGCATCGGTACGTACAGACGCTTGAACGTCTGCGCTTCGGTGTAAGCCAGTTGGCTCACAAGGAACGCGAGCGCGTTCGTATCGTCACCGACCGAGATCGGCGAACCGATCGCTTGCCGCAAGTGAGGACGGATCGAGTCGAATGCGACGATCCGCTGCTGTTCGTACTTATTCATTTGATGAACTCCAGTGTGCAGATCGTTGTATTAACCAGAAATCCGAACCATGCCGAGCGCGCCCGATGCCGTGGTGGTTTCCCACACAGCGTTCGGAACTGCCACACGACCGGTGCCCGCTGCGCCGCCCGTTACACCGCCGAGCGTGCCGTTGCCAGCTGTCAAGCTGAGAACTGCGTCGCCGCGTGTAACTGCTTCGGCAGCCAGCACCCAGATGTACCCTTCCTTAAGGATGGGTACCGTGTCGTACTGGTTGTAAAGCAGAACGCCAGACGAGTTAGCCGGGCGGATGGCGTAGCGCACGGAGATGCCGATGATCTTGTCGGCGTCAGCGGCAGGCGCTTTACAGGTGTCGTCGGCGGCGGAACGCGCGACAGCACGACCAAAGTCGATGCCGATTGTCAGATCGTTCGTCTTGCTTTCGATGGTTGGAACGTTCAGGTCGGCGATCATGCCGGGATAGCCCGGATCGTGAAGCATGCCGCCGTAGGTGCTCAAATCGATGCTCATGTTCTTTTCCTTTGAGGCGTTGTCAGGTTAGGCGGCGGTTTGCCACGCGTTGGCCATGCGGTGCGCAAGCAATTCAGTTCCGCACAGGTCGGCCTCTGCATCGTTGGCATTCTTTTCCTTGCCGGTTTTCCCGAGCAAAGCGTCGCTGGTTTTGCGATCAAGATCTGCGTCGGCAGCCGATTGCACTTCGATGGTCGCAGCCACGGCATTGAACGCGGCGCGCACGGAAACTTCGTCAGCTTGATCGGGCGTCTTGCCGCCCAGAACAGCTTCGACGACTGCTTTTGCGCGAGCATCGTTTGCGGTAACGCCGGTCAGCACTTCGCGACGAATCGCGAGGCAGGTCTTACCGTCGGTGGCGATCGCGGGCATGAGCCGTTTGGCTTCGTTCAACGTCTTTGCCCAGTCAGCAACCATTGCGTCGCGCGCGGCCGGCGTCATGACATCCTTCTTCAAGGCGTCGATCTCGGCGTCTTTGGCGATCAGCAGCGCGTCTTTCGCTGCGAATTCCTCCGTCACCTTGTCGCCGGCAACGGTGATCGACTTGTCGCCGATCTTGTAGGTGATTGCAGGGATCGTCGGTGCGCGGTTCTTCAACGCATCACGGTCGCCTACGAGCTTGTCAACGGCAGCCGCAGCGGCTTCATCCAGTTCAAACGGGATGCCGTCGATGGTCACTTTGCGAACTGCCATCGGGTGTACTCCTGTAGGTTGAGAATCTGCGATTCGGCAAGCCGAACCACACCGCGCGGAGTCGACCACTGCAACGTGGTTTCCGCGGATGTTCCTTTGCACGCCGTCAAAGGCCGTGCCGTCTGGCAGGTAGCCGGGCGTCATATCTAGGCTGAACGAATATCCATTCGAGACTTCGGCCTTGCCGTCGTTGACAGCCTTGACGGCCTTCGCGTCGGTCAACGTCAAGATGCCGTTCATCAAACCGCCGTCCTGATGGATGCCGGTTGCGTGGCCCACAGTGACTTCATCGCGGTTATCGTCGTTGACGACGTTCCCGGCCGGATGATCGTTCGTGACAGGGACGCCTTCGAAGCTGGCGATGCTGTCGGTCGTGAAAACTTCCTCGGGCGGCCGATAGAGCCGAATCGCCGACATCGGATTGAGGTGATTCAGGCCGAGCTCGTATGCTCGATACACTTGAATCCCCGTGCGCGCGATGGTCGCTGGCGCGACTAAGTGGCCGTCAGCGGTGACCGTACGCTTGGACAGCGTCATGCGGTCATTTGCGATTACGGTTTTCATCGTGGCTTCTTCGTCGAAACAGGGTCGGCAGTGACAGGCGGAACGGCCGGCGCGGCGACTTCAGGAACGTCTGAAAGCTTTGCGATGTCCGCTTCCGTCAGGTTCTTGTAGGTGCCACGCTCTTTCAATTCACGACCGAGCACGCGCTTGCTGATCAGCCCGAGACCCAGATAAACGTCATCGGTCTGCGCTTGGTTCAGATCAATCTCAGACGCTTCCTTGTCGTCGGTCTGCCACAAGCTGTTGAACGACCACTTGTAGTCATCCGGCATTTCGCCGAGCGTCGAGCGCACAAGAATTTCGTCGAGGTATTCGAGCTGCGGGCGAATGTCGCTTTCCTGCTCCGAGCTGATCCGGTCGTAGTAATTGCGAAGGTCACCCTCACCGGTCGCGTTCAGTCCACTTGCGGATTGCCCGAACAAGCGCGTCATCGGAATGTCAGCGGCGCCGCACACGTCGATAGCGAATTCCTGCGCAACCTTATCGAGACCAGCAAAGCTGTTCGACTTCTTCGTGTACGTTTCCCCGGAACCAAGCAAAAGCATCCGATTGAACGACTTCATCAGCGCGGCCGTCTGGAATCGCTTGACGAGAATCGCTTCGCCGTTGGGACGGCTCAAAATGTCACTGAGCTCTTCGCTCGTCACCACATCGACATTCGCCTCGAAGATCATCGTGGCGATGCCTGCGGTCGTCGTGTCACGACGTCGCACGCTGTCATAGACGTGCTGCAGTTCGCTGTCATCCCACATGGCGTTTGCTGTCCATGCGAAATACGGAAGCTTCTGGCCGTTGAAACGAAGCAGGCGCGTGCAATGAACCTGGACAGCGCTTTCCGCGATGCTGTACATCTCAGGCTTGCCGAAGTGCGGACTGGTGAGATCAGAAACAACAGGACCGGTCGCAGAGACGCGCCAACGATCAAGCACATGCAAGTATCGGAGATCGCCTTTTTGAATCTTGGTGACGTCCAGCGGCTTCGAAAGATCCTTGTCGCGCGTGCCGATGACGATCACTGAGCCGCCATACAGCCGCGACCAGTAAAGAGCGTCACGAACTTTGGTCTTCACACCAAACTGCTTTTCGGCAGTCTCGACGGCCTGCTGCACGTCGGCGCGCGTATCGTCGAAAGAGATCGATCGCCACGCGCGCGTCATGTCGTCCGCCGGCGCATTGACGATCCGCTTCGATAACCACGACGAGCGATACATCTGCTCGAGCTCAAAGCGCGTCAGCGGCGCAACGACCCCGTACTCCGTGTACGACATCTTGTCGCGCGGCGTGCCGAGGCCAGCGATGACGTTCTGCAACCCATCGCCAACTGCTACCGGCTGATTTGTCCGGGCGATCGCCGCTCCAGCCGTCTTCACATTTCGTTTCGACATGTCAGATGAGATCGTAGATGGACGACTTAAAGCCCCCCGGTTGGAAGCAGATCATTACGGCATCTGCTCGGTTCGGCGATCGGCTGCCGTCTGGAGATTTATCGACGACCACTTTCCCAACGCCGTTTATCGAATAGGTGGGCTGAGACAACTCAGAGGTCAATGCTGTCAATTCAGGCAACGCGCTGGAGATCGAAATAATCTCGTCTGGCTCGTATTCCATGCCTTCTACTATCGCGCGATACGTCTTTTGGAACCGCATGCGCAACGCCCACCACGCCTGAGCTTTAGCGTTCAGGAAGAAATCCTTGTTCTTTCGTTTGGGCACCATCTCGCGCTCTGGATCAAGTACCGCACCAGACCCACGAAACGGTTCGGCATAGACTGGGCTTCGATTCTGGCGCTCTCGTTCCTCATTTACGACACGAGCGTCACCGCGGACACCAGCTCCAAGACCGTCCGCGTCATAAAAGAACGCTGAGTAGTCTTTTTCGTCGGCAAGGTTGAACGCCCGCTGAACAGTGCCGAATATGTCATCGCCTTTTCCAGACCACGATTCGAGGAAGTTCAGAAGAATCCCTCGACGACCAGCAAACGAGTTCAGATCCTTACCCTCATCGGCCACATCAAGCGCGCCGCTCGCTGCTCCAGTCGGCTCGATACCGAGTTTCTTGTCCGCATCAATCGACGCCTGAACCCATGCCGACGGGATCAAGACACCTTCCACAGACGCGCTGTAGTTGATGTCGATTTCTTGCGCAACCGTTACTGGGTCTAGCTCAGATACTTGCTTGGCGTACCAAGCGTCATCCTTGCGCGGATCGTCGCGCCAGTGAAACGTGAAAACCTTGATCCGGCCGCCAAACCGCTTCTGGGCGAAGGAATTGCCCATGCCGTTCGGCGTCGAAACGTCCTGGCGGCAGTTGGTTGTCGCAGATAACGATGCGTCGACAAGCTGCGGCCGCTCAAGGAACGCCGCCTCGTCGACCACGTAAAAGCTGGTGCGGTCACCGCGGCCAATGCCATCGCCTGACTCGCCAGTGATCACGGAGCCCGTATCGGGAAATATCACCCGCATATGCGGGGCGTGCTTTGATCGGTCCCATGAACCGCGAAACTCAGGCGGCAACGACGAAATGAACGTGCGCGCCTTGTCGAACAACGATTTAGGCGAGCCGATCTTGTCGACGTATTCTTCCTTACGCGAGCCGAATCCGACCACCACGCCCGGAGTGAACAGGCAGACGGTCGAAGCCAATCCCACGCTCAGCCACGACATTCCCATGTCGCGAGTCTTCTCGGTGAGACCCGGTTCCTGATTCTTCCAGCGGTCAAGGAACCATTGCACCCATTCTTCCTGCTTCGGAAAGAGAATGAACGGGATAGCCGACGGCAAGCCGCGCTCTACATTGCGCGGGTCAGCCGTCATGCCCCAGTCGATAATAAACTGAGCCGGGTTATCTCGGTAATACTGGTGAAGCGCGGGCAGCATCGACGGATCTTTCCGGATGCGTGCCAGCCTTTCTATCCGCCATTCGAAGACCGCTGTGTAATCTGGGTTGCGGAAGTCAAACGGGAACGGGACCGGCATTTACTCGCCTTGAATCATCTTCTGGTAAATCCGGGCAGCCTCGACCGGATCGTTCATGGCCCCAGGCGGCAACGCAGCAGGAGCCGTAGGCTGGGCAGCAATGTTGTATGCCTCGCGCTCAACGGCAATAAGCGTCTTCAGCGTCTCAGCCAGCTTCTTCATGCTGTCCACGCGGGCAGCACCCGAAATAACCTTGCGGTAGACGTCGTTCCGCTTGTCTTGACCCTTTTCGTCCTCGCTGCGCAGTAGCTCGCCGAGCTGCTCGAACAAGTCCGCATTACCGGTTTCATGTTCAAGCTCTTCCAGCAGCGACATCGCAAGCTTGCGCATGCGCGCAATGTCCGTGCGATGAGCCAGCCGGATATTTGCAATGACCTCAGCGTTTGCCTCAACGATCGCCCTATCGGTTACCGCCTGCTCTGCGGTAACCTCTCTGGTAACCGTGCGGCTGGTAACCAGCGCGTCAGCCTTATCCTGTATGCGTTTGGAGAGATCGCGCTCCCATCCATCACGCTTTGCACGCTTCGCTATGGCGACGTGCGAAATACCGTTCGCAGCAGCAATCTCGCGGACCGACAGCAGCCCTGCGCGGTAGTCCGCTTCGATGCGCTCCCAATCCGGCGCTGGCTTCTTTTCCTGCGCCATAGTGTTTCTCAAAAAGATGCCCGCAGCCAACCGAAGCTGGCGCGGGCGCAATAGCTCTCACGAGCCCGAGGAGACCTACTTCTTTCGCGTGATCCTGTGCCAGAGCGACACAATCTCACCATCCTCTGTCGCGCCGAATTCTTCCAGTCGGCGCCAAAGGAATTGCACTTCCTGATCTAGCCGCGTCTCTTCTACTTGCACTCGCGACCAGAGGCGTGCGATTTCGTGGTCGGCGTGCGCGCCGAACTCCTGAAGCCGACACCAGAATCGCTCATGGTGCGTTTGCTCTTCGGACTTGAGGCCGCCATGCAGCGCCGCGAACGGTCGAACCATGACGTCTGCCATGACGCTTATTCCTGCGTGACGGTCGCGGAGATCGATGCGAACGGCGTCACCATCACAGCCGGGGGCACTTCCACAGCGTCGACGAACGAGCACGTCACGGGATCGAAAAGATTCGCGCCATTCACGTCGAGCAATTGCGCTTGGCCAGTGAACGTGCCGTCAGCAATACCCGTGAAATCGGCGGTCAAGCCATCGACGTCCTGGGTTTGAACGACTGCGCCCGTCGAATCGATGATCGAGAAGCGTGATTTGCCAGCGGCAGCGCCGTTGGGGGAAGCGACAGCAGCGGCTGCCAACGAAACGAGAAGCGATACTTTGTACGTCATGTGAATCTCCAATAAAAAAGCCCGACGGCGTCAGCCTGTCGGGCATTGTTTGGGCGAGAGAAGCCGTTACCGGCGGCGCCTGGCGGTTCCTGTGTGCTGCGAGCTCGCAACTCGAAGAGGGCTCAGCCAATTCGAAACAGGGTCGGTCACAGGCGGCTGTCACTCTCACGGATGGCGAATGCTGCGGGGCGATGAAGCCCCTCACTGCTATGTTCAGCGCCCCGCGACGGGCCAGCAGCTAACCGGTTCGCGTTCCGGATGCAATCGCCATGCGTGAGAATGTAACGGCCGCAGATAATTAGCCTGCAGCCGAAAAAACCATGAATTTCCTAATTCTTCACATTCAAAACGGCAACATCGAAGACGTGCTCTTTCTGTGCATTCTTCTCGAACCAAACGCACTTCGCACCTTCTTCGGGCCCCATCGGCGAGTAGTCGCCAATATCCGTAACGGTCATCTTCGGGCCGCCGCTTTTCAATTCCACGACATCGCCTTTTTTTACATCGCTCATCTGTAGTCTCCTTTTTTCCCGCCAATTAGCGGAAAAGGAATACTACTGGCTCACCGAGGCGGTTACAACGAAGCAATGCAAAAAGCCCGCGCAGTGGCGGGCTTCATTCCCTTTGGGCGACCTGATCCCGCCATTTGGCAGGATCAGAGCACGCAACAAAGGCGGCAATTAGTAATCTTGGCGGATTATAGAATCGTTTCTGGGAGTTTACAAGCAATCTTTTCTGGCTTTTCTACAACAGTTTCGCCGCTGATCCGGATGATTTCGCGCGTGAGGATTTGGCGTCCGTTGGCAAGCGACCGATCAAGGTTTTCGCGCCGCACGCGCGCTTTGTGCCGGTGCCACATGCGCGTCTGAATCTGGTCCGGACTCATGTTCCAGACGTAGTGATATTTCAGAACCCACTTCGCGACATGATTCGGCATTGATCGCCAGGCGCGCTCGACCAGCCAGCCGTCCATTTCGTTGCGGATCACCGCGATCTTGGGATCGCCCTTCCCGTAGTCGCGAATGAGGATGTACCACTTCGCCCAGAGCGCGCACGCATCTTCGCTGCCACCGGACGAAAGCACGACTCTCGCCCAATTCTCAAGCCGGCTCTCCAAATTTTCAAAGCTCATGCTACCTCCGGTGTGAATTTTCGGCATTTGCGCATTTCGTAGATGTCGATGCTGGCTTTCTGCTGGCCGGTCGAGCACACGAACTTGCGCGTTCCGCCCCACTGCGAACTGACGAGCTGGACGCACGACAGGCAGGTTGCGTTTTGCTTTTGCTCGAGCACGACGCATGGATCTTGGTATTCGTGGCGGCGCAAAGCGGTCATGTGTTCAGCGCCTCGATCGTCCATTCCAGCAACATGACCTCGTCGGCCTTAAGCGGCAGCAGCGCCTTGCGGTCGCCGTGGATTCCGTGCGCGCCGGTGTGGTGTGGCTCGCAAAGCGGAATCGCCAGCCATGCAGAGCCGCGCTGCGCACCACCCTGTCCTTCCCGAGCGTGGTGAACTTGCGCTGGGGTTTCGCCATAGCCGAGCGCGCGGCAGAGAATGCAGCCGAGGCGAGCGACGCGTCCCATGTATTCGCTCTCGGCCCGAGTGGGTTTCTTGCTCATAGCGTCCTCGCCTCAGCACGCCGCGTGCTTTCGATAGTTCGCCAGCACTCGATTTTTGCTTCGGCGGAAACCATCATCCAGCGCAAGGTTTCCTCTTTCTCGACGGCCGCTTTGAGTGCTTCCAACACGCCGATGTAATCCGGATCGGCATATGCTTCACGCTCCTGCATAGCGGCCGTCTTGTGCCCCTGAAGCTCAGCGTCGCGCATACACAGCGATTTCTTACTTTTCCGGAAGTTTTCGAGATAGATGCGATCTGCCTTTGCCTGCGCGTATGCCGGTGCGTTATCGCGGATCCAGTCGAGACAGCGGAAAATGTTGATCTGGCTTTCTTCGCTCATGCCCACACCCGCGCCTGAATGCCGAGCGCGAGCTGCAGCGCTTCCGGGATGTTGGTTTCGATGGGCGTTTCGTCGTCAATCTGCACGCCACTGATAGGCCGCAGCCAAGCGTCGGGGATGATTCCCAGAGCGCTGCGTGACGGCTTCTTTGTTTCGGGATTGAAGCTGTTCAGTGGCGCAGACGCTTCGACAAGCCAGCAGGGATAGCGTCCTGTCCCGTGTTCGCCGCGATATTCGAGCACTTCAACGATGCGCCCCAAATTAGGTGCGCTGGAACACTCAACCACGATGTATGCAATATCGCCCGGTTTGCAGTTCATGCTGCTCTCCCGAAAAGTGCCTCAGTCAGGGGGTCACGGAAAGGACGAATTTCGCGCTTTGCGAGCTCAAGCTTTTCCGCCATGCGCCTACGCTCGCCAAGATTCTCGCGGTACCTTCGCGCGCTACTCGAAACGTCAGGTGCGCTACCAACTGCCCACAAGCGTTTCGAATAGGTTTTATTGCTGCCTTCAACGGAATATCCGGACACATGGATTAGTCCGGCTGCCCGTGCTGAGCTCACACGATGCTGGACAGCTGAAGCATGCAAGTGCATCTTTTCTTGCATCTGCCGCGTAGTCATCGGGCCATGCTCCTGGAGCGCCGCAAGCAACTGACCTAAGGCTGTTTGTTTCATACCGACTCCCGTTCCATCAATTCCTCAAGCCACTGAATCGCTTGCCCCGTCCGCACGTGATCGCTCGTGACGCGAAGTACGGTCCATCCTAAAATCGCCGCGCGCGCGTATTTCTCGCAGTCGGCGGCGAAGCCGGTGCCACGTGAGTGCCGACCGTTCGTCCATGTGCCACCCTCAACCTCAACAGCGATCTTTTCTTCGGGCCACGCAAAGTCGAGACGCCACTTGCGCGGAGCGGCAAACACGTGCTCGCGCTTGGCCGGCTGCATCTTTGCTCCGCGAATATGCAGCGCGAACAGTTCTTCGATGGCGCTCATTCGAACCCCCGCGAGCGCGACGACTTCTGGACCGCGTTCGTAGGCCATGGGCCAGCGTGGTTTTCGAATTTCATGAACTCTCCGCGATAGGTGAGCGCAACGTCGCCAGTGCGTCCGTGGCGAAATTTCGCAAAACGCACCTGAGCGAAGCCGAACCACTGATCGCCGGCGTCCGGGTTGGCAACTTGCTCGCGATGTATGAAGAGCACTGCGTCGGCGTCTTGTTCGATCGACCCCGAGTCACGAAGATCGGAAAGCATCGGCAACTTGTTCGCACGTTCCTCTGACTTTCGATTGAGCTGCGCAAGGGCAATGATTGCGACGTTCAGTTCCTTTGCGAGCGCCTTCAGGCCTCGCGATATGCCCTCGATCTCCGCATTACGGTTTGCGCCATCGCCAGTCATGAGTTGCAGGTAGTCGACGATGATCACGTCGAGGCCGGCCTTGCGCTTCACCAGACGCGCCTTTGCGCGGACGTCCAGCATGCGCAGCGCAGCTTGGTCGTCGATGTAAAGGTTAAGGTCCTTAATCTTCATCGTCGCGGCTGTGACGCGATTCCAATAATCGTTATCGTCCTCGGGCGACTTCATGACGGTGTCCAGCGGGATGCGGCCGAGTGCAGCGAGGTTCCGATCGTGCAACTCGGACTCCGGCATTTCCATCGATAAGAACAAAGCGCTGTGGTCGATGGCCACATGCGTCGCTATGTTCAACGCAAGAGCCGTCTTCCCCATGCCTGGTCGCGCGGCGAGAATCACCAGCCAACCCGGCCGCAAGCCGCCGTTCAGTTGACGGTCGATGTCGTCGAGGCCAGTCTTGATGACCCGGTCGGAGCCGGTGGACCGACGCTCAAGCGCGCTGATGTGATCGGCCAGACCCTGCGCTGCGAGCTTCGGCTCCCGCTTTATCGTCGCCTCGCCGAGCGCCTCAAGCCTCGAGGATGCGCGGTCGATCAGCACGCCAGCGCTTTCCGGCGTGGCGCCGACTGAGTCCTGAATCTCGGATGCGACTGCCAGCAGCCCGCGCTTCTGCGCACGGTCTCGGACAATCTCAGCGTAGCGCGCGATGTTCACGGAGCTCGCCGTGCCCTGCGCAATATCGTTCAGATACTTCAAGCCGCCAACTGCGTCAGAGCGCCCTTCCGCCTGCAGTCGCTCGAAAAGCGTGATCACGTCGGCACCGATGCCACTTTCGATCATCTTCACGATCTGAGCGAAAATCGAACGGTGGTCGCCGCGGTAAAAATGCTCGGCGCGAAGGTCGCCGATCCGATCGATCGAATCGTTGTCGATCAGCAATGCGCCAAGGACGCTCTGCTCGTGCTCGACGCTGTGCGGAACTGCGCGCTCAATGTCGTTGGCGCTCATGCGGCCTCCTGGTCATGGAATCGGCCTTCGCGAATCTTTGCGAAGTTCTCGGCTTTGCAAATCCAATCCAACCCTGGCGTAAAAGGCTTTTTATTCGCTCCGCTTACTTTCCCGGTCAAAAACGGAGACGAGCCGATGTAATCGAAGAATCGCTTCCACCAATCCAAATTTTGGCGTTTCGCGTCCTCGTTCCAGCGCACACGCAAGTGCTCAGCGCGCGCCGGAGTCCAATCTCGAATCACAGGACTCGTCGGCAAAAGTTCGTGGTACAGAGCAAGAATTTCCTGATGCGGACAAACTGGCTTTTCAGGACGAGCACGTTTCGGCTGATGGTCGTCAGCTTGGCTGGCGACAACCAACACGTCAGTGTTGGTTAGGTTGTTCCCTTCCTTTCCCTTCCCTTCCCTTCCATCAATGAGTGCTCCGTGAGTGGTGTCGGAGTGCTCATTGCCAGACGGCATAGGTAGACCGGATTTCGATGGGCGGTTGATAACTTGGTGCCGAGTGAAACCCTTGATGTGCAAGTACTTCTCTCCATTCACTGCATACTCAATGAGCACTCCTTGAGCAATCAACTCCTGAACCAATGGCTCACAGTCCATCGCATCAGCAGGGAAGATTTGCATCTTCAGTTTCTTCGCCGAACGCTGAAGATTTCCGTTGTCGTCAGCAAAATTCCATGTGCCGATGAAAAATAAACGAGCACTCAATGAGCACTCCGTGAGCTTTTCATCTGTCCAGAAATCAGGTTTGATGGTGCGAATGCGTGCCACGTTACTTGCTCCCGATAGTGCGCACGAGCGACCGGCATAACAGGTGCACCTGTTGCTGCTTTGCCGCCTTTGTCTTCAGACGCGCTACGTTCTTCGCCATATCCATCTGTTGGCGTTTCGTATCGGTTTCTTGAGAAAATAGGTCGGGCGCGTTCATGCGGCCACCTTCGGCAGCCCAAGAAGCTGCTGCGGCTTGCCCGTGGCGACGCACATCGTTTCGCCCAGCACGGCCAGCCGCTTCGCATCAAGGAGTTCGCGCACGCGGCCGCATACGCTGGAGAGGCGCATGTTTGTAATGGCCGCGATTTCTTCGCGCGTGAAAGTGCCGATGCCGGGAGCGATGTCGTCAAAGCACGCCATGACCTGCTTCTGGCGCGCTGACAACTCCCTCACGGAAATCGAGTGGAACGACGCCTGTTGAGTGGCAGCGACCCGATGCCCGGAGATCGGGCTGAAAAAATCGTCCATCGTGGGAACTCCTGCATTTAGCAGTGCAAATCGAACAGAAGCGGTTTCTCGATTGAAACGGCTTGTGTTTGATCTCTTCCCGACGCTGCTTACCGCCCTGCTACGCGCCCACACTCGTAGGAGACGCCGACGCTTGCCATCACTGTCAGCGCGCTCAGTCGTTGTGTTGAGATCAACTCGACGCCGGCAAGCCGAAGCATTGCCTTGATCTGGTCGAATCGGAAACCGCGTTGGCCTGAAAGGAAGCGGGATGTTTCCGAAGAATCGATCTTCAGTTCATCCATCGCGCGCTTGCTTTCAGGTCCGCGCAGCAGGTTGGCAATAATTTCTGTCGGATCAGGCTCAGTCATGGCACTTCACTCCCCGTCAAAATGTGCTGCGCCCTTTTGAGCGTCAGCGTGGTTAAAGTTGGATCAAGCAGAAGAAACAGAGACAGGCTCTTCGACTTCCAGCAACAAATCCTCGAGTTTTTTGACGATCTCGTAGGACGTGCGCTTACCTCGCGTTCCCTTGTAAAGGTGCGAGATGGTGGACTGAGAGATCCCGGTTCGGCGCTGAATCTCAGATTGATTCAGGCCTCGGGTCAGAAGTCGTTCGATTAGGGTCTGTGCGTTCATGTACTTGAGCATATTGCATTTGTACTCGATGCGCAAGTACCAAAACACTTGACTAGCGATATTACAATTGCAATTATGAAAACCCTATCTGACCGCGTGCTTAACCGGCGCACCGAACTGAAAATGTCTCAGGCAGACCTAGCAAAGGCGTCGGGCATTTCTCAGTCGACCATCGCGCAGATCGAGTCAGGTCGGAACAAAGGATCGAAGCATTTGTTGGCGTTGGCAGATGCCTTGATGGTTGAAGCTCGTTGGCTGCAGCACGGCGGCCGAGCGGCAATGGAAGAACTGCGCGAAGCGGTTGTGCCTCATATTCCGGATGACGACCTGTCAAGAACGATGCAAGAACTCAATGCCGCAGTTCACGGTTTTCCAAGCAGGTTTTCGCCCACCGTTGCAGTTCTGCTTCGAATGTTGATCGAATCGATTGAGGCCGGCGTTCCTGCAGTACGTCTTCAGGCAATCCAAGCAATGTTCGAGGCTCTACTCGATGCTCAGAAGGCAAAAATGCCCTCAGATCGATCAATCGAGTCTGAAGCCCCCGCTTCAAAATCTGAACAAGTGTCGAAAGGTCGAGCCGGGGTGAAAGCCGCGCTGCCTGAAACCGAAAATTCAGATAAAAGTGGCCATGAGAGACGAACCGGGACAGAGCGATGACAACGTCATTGAGCTTGCAACATTTCGCAGGCCTGCAGCGGCAAAACAGCGAGAAGAGCGCAAATCATCAATACATATCGATGTAGACGACGCAGGCGAACTTGATTGCACGCCCCTTCGCGTGCACCCTGATCACGCTCTGACGCTATTGTCAGCATGCATTGAACTGTCCGGCCATTTACTGGACGTGTACTCGCACCGAAGATAGCCACTTAAAATGAAAAAAATCGGTTTGTTGTCAAAAATCAATGCCGGAGTAGCCGTCTCAGCAGCAATGCTGTTGGCGGGTCCCGCGCACGCCGATGTGCTGGTGAACGACCAGGTGCTGCCGCTGATGGAAAAAATCCCAACGCATGATGGCTGGACGCTTGCGGACTTTAAGCGGCGTAATCACCTCAAAATTTTATCGGCTCTTGCAGGTCCTGCGGAGCCCGAGGAGAACCTGCGTCCAACCGACTACGTGATCGACGTCATGTTCGACCGGACCGAAAACTTCGACGACTTTCCCTGCGACCTCAAGCACATCGCCGGCGGTGGCTACGCGCGCTATGTGAAGCGCGGCAAGAAGTATCTGCCGGACGCCCCACTCGCGGAATACCTGACGACCGGTCGCTGCCCGACAAAAGATTAGCGGGCCAAATCTCAACGCGCCTCAAACAGCGTAAAGCAGCCTTCGATCCACATAAGCCACAAATTCGCTGTTACAAATTTCAGTTGCAATTGTACTTGCGCTTATTAAGTACATTTGCAATACTACGTCCATGCGCTGAACAGTTCGGTGCACGGAGGGTGAGATGAAAGCAGCAACGGTCGTAGAAGTTGAGCGCATGCAGCAACCCGTTTTCGACAGCGAGCAGTCTGCTGGCGATGACCGGGCCGACGCAGAAGCCGAAGTGAAGGCTAAGGCGCATGAAGCAGTTCGGTTTATTGACATCATCGACGAGCTGACGGAAACAGACGAAATGATGCTGATCAACCGAATCCAGCAGTGCCGGAAAGGCGCCGCGCATGACGTTTTTAAGATTTTCAGCGCAGCGCACGACCGAGCAGTGAAATCAGTTGCCGCAAGCATTGCGAAAGCGTCCAACTGAAAAACGAATGCAGGACGTTTGCAGTTGCCAGTTCGGGGAGCTGGCAGCGACAAGCGCCTTGCGGTCAGTAGTACTGATGTCTTACCAACACAAGGAAAACCATGACAACCGAACTTGTAGTACCGGACAAGATCGAATCCGCATCAAGCCAGTTGATCACGATCGAGCCCAAGAAATACGTAGAACTGGTATTTGCTCCGTTTAAGACGAAGCTCGCTGCGGCAATTGAAGCAGATTCCGAAGTGAGGTTTGACATCACCACAACGGCAGGGATGGCTGTTGCTGTAAAACGGCGTGCGGTCTTTCGCGATGAGATCCGAATTGCAACAGAAGCAGCGCGCAAAGAGCGCAAAGCCCCGATTCTCGAAATCGGGAAGTTGCTCGACGAGGGCGCAAAGAAGATCTTTGCTCAGGCCGAGCCATATGAATCGAAGTACGACGATCTGATCACCGCCGAAATACGTCGTAAGGAAGCGATCAAGATCGAGCAGCGCCGTGTCGAGGAAGAGCGCCAGGCAAAGATTCAAGCAGCCATCGACGACATTAAGGCTTTCGCCGTTCGTGTCGCGGGGAAGTCATCAGCTGAAATTGACAAAGCATCGGTCGAACTTGATTTTTTTGAGATCGCTTACGAAAGATTTGGAGATCGTACCGGCGAGGCAAGTCTTGCTAAATCGAACACCATTCAAAAGCTGTCTGAGATGCATGACGAAGCGCTGGCGCGCGAGCAGGAAGCAGCGCGTGTAGCCGCGCAGCTGGAAGCCGACCGGATCGAGCGCGAACGCGTGGCCGAAGCGAACCGCGCCGAGTCCGATCGCCTGGCGAAGCTGGCACGCGAAATCGAAGAGCGTGACGCCGCCGCACGGGCCGAAGAGGATCAGCGCAACCGTGCTGCCGCCGAAGCGCGCGCCAAGGCCGACAAGGAAGCCGAAGATCGACGCGCAGAACAGGACCGCATTGCTGAAGCGAACCGCGTCGCCGCACAGAAGATACTCGACGATCAAGCCGCCGCACTTCGCGCCCAGCAAGAAGCCGCCGACAAGGTTGCACGGGATGCGCGCGAAGCCGAGGAAAAGAAAGCGGCCGAGGCGCGCGCCGAGGAAGAACGGATTGCGCGCGAAGCACGCGAGGCAGAACAACGCAGACTGGACGCTGAAGCAGGCGAAGCTCGCAGAATCGAACAGGAAGCTGCAGATGCTGAGCGCGCGGCTGAAGAAGCAAAGCATGCCGCTGACAAAAAATTGCGTGACGCCGCGCCTTTGTTGCTTGCTGCCCTTGAAGAACTTCTTGCTTATGGCCTAAAGATGAGTGCAAAGCATGAAGCTCCGTCATTCCAAAGAGCTCGCGATGCGATCGCAGCTGCCACTATTTAATCACCAGGAGCCGAGATGGCCGATACCGATACACGTTCGTTGAGCACAATCGTTTCCGAACCCGAGATGCCACGCGAAGACACCAGCAGTGCAGCACTGATTTTGTCCGGTGACGCGATGGATCGTGCAATCAAATTCGCTGACCTCATGGCCACTGGTCGGTCGACGGTGCCAAAGCATCTGCAGGGCAACCGTGGCGACTGCCTAGCTGTAACGATTCAGGCCATGCAGTGGGGAATGATGCCGTTCGCCGTTGCGCAGAAAACGCATGTAGTGAGCGGCACACTCGGTTACGAGGCTCAGCTTGTCAATGCCGTTATCACCGCGCGTGCTCCAGTCACTGGCCGCATGAACTACGAATGGTTCGGTGATTGGGACAAGATCGCAGGACGCTTTAAAGAAATACCCGCGAAGAACAATCCGGGTGAGATGCGCATCGTCAAGGACTGGACGATTAAGGATGAGGAAGGCCTTGGCGTGCGGGTATGGGCGACATTCAAGGGCGAAGCCGAACCGCGCGAACTGCGCTTATTGCTTGCGCAAGCCGGCGTTCGAAACTCTCCGCTGTGGGGGCAAGATCCGAAGCAGCAACTTGCATACCTTGCTGTTAAGCGCTGGTCACGTCTGTATTGTCCGGACGTGATTCTCGGCGTCTATACCCCCGACGAACTAGAAGAGCGCGCACCGCGCGACATGGGTAAAGCCGATGTGTTGCAGCCGGATCAGCCTGTTGCGTCCGACGAGTTACTTCGCCAAGCACAGTCCGCAGCTGATAAAGGCGTTGGCGAGTATCAAAAGTTCTGGTCGGCGACGAGTAAAGAGAATCGGAAATTGCTCGCGGGCGAGCACGAAGCGCTGAAGCGAACCGCTATCGACGCAGACAGAAACCGCACCGTTGATAACGTCACCGACGTTGATGACAAGCCAGCAACCAGTACCGCTCAGACTGCCAGTGCGCCCGCGATTAGTGCAGACGAAGTGTCCGCCAATATGGCAAACGCTGCAGAACGCAACGATATGGAGAGTCTTCTCGCTGCTGCCGACATGATCCGGGCAGTGACCGATGAGCAGCAGCGCACGAAGCTCAGCAAGCAGTTTGCGGAATTGCGTGAGCAACTTGAGGGAGCACAGTAATGAAATTGATTCACTGTGAACAAGGTAGTCCGGAATGGCACGCAGCTCGCGCCGGGTGTATCACCGCGTCCATGTTCAAAGTCGCGCGATCACGTCTCAAGAAAGATAACCGACCCACTGAGGCTGCGCTTAACTATGCGTTCCGGACAGCAGTCGAGCGGATCGCTGGTGCTCCCCTTGATGAGGGGTTTGAGACATGGCAGATGCGACGCGGACATGATCTGGAACCGGCTGCACGCCTGGCTCACGAAACGTCCGCTGGCGTCATGGTGCAGAGAGCTGGATTCGTGACGACCGATGATGGGTTGTTTGGCGCCAGCGCCGACGGACTGATTGACGAGGACGGAGGCAGCGAATACAAGTGCCTTGTGTCACCCGAAGGCCTGCGTGACGTTCTTTTAGCCGATGACATCTCGGAGTTCGCCGACCAGATCCAAGGTTGCATGTGGATAACGGGCCGGAAGTACTGGCACTTTGCGCTCTACTGCCCAGCTCTTGAATCTATCGGAAAGGAATTGTACTGGCGTCGAATCGAACGCGACGACGACTACATTGAAGCGCTAGAGGTAGACCTCATGCAGTTTGCGGCTTTGGTTAGCGAGTACGAGCGAACGCTTAGGTATCAGGCGGCATAGTTTCCCGAGGTTTCCGGTGATCCATAGCGTGCGCTTGCGTGCGCCAAAACCGGCCAAACTTATTTTCGAGTAGTATCAAAAATAATCGCAAATGTACTTGCATTGCATGAGTACATTTGCAATACTTCTCTACATGCACTCAGCCACGGTGGCGAGACGAAACGGGAAAAGAAATGAACCGCGCTCAATGCGACAACGATCTGCTTCAAGCGTGCGACCAAATACATGCAAAGACCGCTGTTGCTGCGGTTATCACTTTAGTAGGCGTGGGCTTTATCTGGTTCTTGTGCGTGGCGATACCAGCGGGAGCTCTTTGGAAATGAAGCTTTGGCAAATCTGGGCAATCACATTTTTAGTCGGCAGCGCGTACCTGATTCTGTGCGCTGAGATTGATTACCGTGCAGCGCGGTCCGAACGCTGTTCCGTTATGCACTGCACTTAACTGCTCCCGAAAAGGCTCACCCATGAACACACTTCACTTCGCACTCCTTCTCTGGGCATTCGCAGCAACGGCGGTTGTTCTGTTCATCTACGGCGCCGCGATTGATGACGGCGGCCACAAGGCACGGCGCGAAGCGGAACAGCGGGACGCCTGGGCGGATCGGATTGCGGCAGGTCAGTAACGAAGCATCTCCGAATTGATAACTGGCCCCGGCTTAACCGGGATGGTGACTCAAGCAGGAGGCGTTATGCAAATGGCGGGAGAAAGCCCCGCAAAGATCGAAACCGCTGTGAAGCGGTCTTCCGGTAGAGCCGGAACTGACGAGATCGTATCCAACTAACTTCGAGGAGTTACCAACATGTTTCGCAAAGCAATCGCAGTAGCAGCATTCGCAGTCGTGTTTGTCGGTCATGCCCAGGCATCGGGCATCGAAGGTGGTGTTGTGGTCGGCGCCGGCGCATCGGCATTCGGCGGCAGCGTGTCCGGTTCTGCATCGAGCATCAGCAACGGCAACGCGGTAACGGCTGCGCAAGTCGGCGGCACGGGCAAGTCGTTTCAGTCGGCCAACGGTTCGACGGGCGGCACGGCAACCATCGGTGGCACGGTGAACGCTGGCGGCGCCACGGTCGGCACGAGCACCACGCAGTACAGCAATTCGGCAGTCACGGGTCACGCAGTTGGAAATGCGCCGACGAATGTCGGTGATTCGATCGCGAACGGCGGCGCAGCGTATGGCAACACGACCACGGGCGCAGTCGGTACGGCTCAGTTCGCTACCGGTGCAATCGGCGCAGTGGCAGGCATTGGCGGTATCGCAGCAATCAACTACGTCCACTAAGCAGCGGACATCCGATCAACAAGGTGCAGGCCGGCTGGAACCCGGCCTGTTCCCCGGAGCCAAAAATGAAAACGACTTTCATCGCCCTCATCGTTTCGCTCTTCGCAGCTAGCTCTGCGATGGCTGAAGTTTCCAGCAATGCCACGAATACGTCAACCACGGCTTCGACAGCCGGCGCGACCAACGCAGGGAACGCGCAAAACCTCGCACTGAACAGCTATGCACCCGGCAGCCAGACAATTCGCACGACCGGCAATGCGGTTGTGAGCGGCTTTGCGGGTTCGTTCTCATCCGATTACTGCGGCGGCACGATGGGCGGCTCGGTCGGCGCACCCGGCGTCGCGCTCGCATTCGGCGGCCCGAAGATAGATCAATCGTGCGTGATGCTTCGCACCTTCGAGCGCGTCCAGCAAGCAGCCGTCGCCGATCCAGCAAACGCACGCGAGCTGCGCAACGCCGCGCTCGACATCCTGGCTGAGATCGATCCGAAGATTCGCGCCATCTTCGTGAAGCACAACCTAGTTGACGGCGAGCCGACGGCGACAGCGATCACAACGAATTCCAGCGGGCAGCAAGTGTACGCGACCGCTCAACCCTGAGAGACATCATGCCGAACCACATCACGAACAAGATCAAAGCACCGACGCATGTTATCGCGGCCCTTGTCAACGAAAAGGGCGACGTGGATTTTCGCCGTGTCATCGACTTTACTGGCGAATTCCCGTTCAACGGCGTGAGCATGGCCGCCGAAACAATCGCTGAAAGCGTTGTCGGTAAGGGCTTGAGTGACTTTGAACCGTTGGCGGCGCTGCAGGCACACAGCCGCGCTAAGACGAAGATTCAGGATCTCACCGACGAATGTTTTGAGCAGTTCGTGCAAATGCTGCGCAACTTCCGCAAGTGCGGTGTTTTCCACAATATGGATTTTGCCCGCGAGCAATGGGGAACGAAGTGGAACGCCTACGAGTGCGAGGTCGACATCGAGGCCGGGACCGCAAAGTTCAACACCGCATGGAGCTGCCCAGAGCCGGTGCTCGAAAAGCTTTCGCGTCAATTCCCCGTCGATTTGATTGAAGTTACTTTCGCCGACGAAGACATCGGCAGCAACTGCGGAACGTTCACGCTGAAGAACGGCGAAACGGTTGCATCCGACATCGCTCCGTCGTGGAGCAACCAGAGCGATGCAGAGAAAGCTAAGTGGCGAGCCTTTGCCTACGACGTCAAGGGTTGGACGCCCGACGAAGACGAAGAGTGATTCTGATCAACCGCGCCGCGGCTGCATCGCGCGCTAACCACTGAGGAAAAGATCGTGAATATCAGCCATCTCGCCGCTGTAGCCATCAAGAAATCTGGCATCGCAAATTGGGAACCGTACTTCTATGAGGTCGTTGGCTCGGATGCTTTTCTGATCAAAGGCGGAATACCTCGCTTGCTGAAATCGGGTCCGCGCAAAGGACAAAAGACTTGGGATGCGAAGTCGGCGACGAAGCTGATCGTAACCAAGATCGAGGTTGCTGCAGAAAGAGCGCGCTATGAACGGGAGACGGGCAATTGCTCGAATTGCTTTGGCGAGGGAAAGGTCACCGCAAGTGCTCGGATGCAGGGCACTGAGGTCATCAGAACGTATCGCCCTTGTCCCAACTGCTCCGCAACCGGCAAAGCCGACTGATCTAACCGCTAACCACTGAGGACGATATGAAGCTGAGCGAGAACGCAATTCAATGGCTGGCGAACGGTGAGCGCGGGCTTAGCAGCGAAACGATCTTTGCGACGATCACGGGGATGAAAGTTGGCGACTACCCAGACAAATCGCATCCGTATGACCCTGGTGACCTTCGCCGGTGCAGGTTGTTGCTTGATGCATGCCCTGAGATTGCTGAACGCCTGTCGCTGATGGCGCTCGTTTCGTCAGCATGGGCCGCGCTAACACCGCGCTGGCAAGAGCTCTGTGCAGTGATGGACGAGGAAACGCCGAACTGGCGCACACCCAGCCGATTTGACACCGCGCCAAGACCGTACGACGCAAGACGCGCCCGACGCACACCGGAAACATCGATTCCGCGCACTACGTTTCTGAAGACGGCGGCCCGCGCCTGGTGCGCAGCGTAATCGATGTCAGCAACGAACACGGCAAAGCGTTTCACCCGACCCAAAAGCCGCTGGGCATTCTGGCGCCGCTGATTGAGTACTCGGTTCCGCGCGGCGGGATCGTGCTGGACCCGTTCCTTGGAAGCGGATCGACCGGTATCGCCGCGAAGCTGCTTGGGCGCCATTACATCGGCTGCGAGCTGGACCCTGCGTGCGTGCAGATGCAGGAAGCGCGGACACGCCAGCCAGGCCTGATGTTGGAGCAAGCGTGTTCCTAGATGCCTACGCACGCGCCGCGATCAAAGCGCTGTATGCGTTTCTGGCAGCAGCCGTGCCGACAGACGTTTTGATCTACGCGTTGCTTACCGCTGTCATGGAACTGGTGAACAAGCGATCAGGGTTGGATGTGCGGGTAATTTTCGGTGACGTCCAGATAACAAGACGAGGTAAGTGATGCAAATGCCATCGATTCTCGACCCGTGCTGTGGGAGCCGCATGTTTTGGTTCGACAAGAAAAATCAGGGGGTTTTGTTCGGCGACATCCGCGATGAAGAGCACGTTCTTTGTGATGGCCGCTCGCTGAATATCACGCCGGATGTGCTGATGGATTTTCGCAAGATGGAGTTTCCAGACAGTACCTTTCGCCTGGTCGTATTCGATCCGCCGCACCTTCGCCGAGCTGGCCCAAATAGCTGGTTGAAGGCGAAGTACGGGATGCTTTCTGATGACTGGCGCGCGGATTTGCGGAAAGGCTTTGCTGAGTGTTTCCGCGTGCTGAAAGACGAAGGGATTTTGATATTCAAGTGGAACGAAACACAGATCAAGGTTAGCGAGATTCTCGCGCTGACAGATCACAAGCCACTGTTCGGGCACGTATCCGGGAAGGCGGCGAACACGCACTGGATCACGTTCATGAAGCAGCACGCGAAACCATAGACGCATAAGGACAACCATCATGAACAAATGGATTATCGATGAGCCGACGTTACTACACATTATGAGTGTAGCGATTGGCGCAGCGTATGTAAGCGTCGAGGACGCATCAAAACGTCTTGGAGTTACCGCTCCAATCCTGCAAGCCGCCACTCGCGACGCGTCGGAACAATGCAAGTGTCGTCAACTCGGCGATTGGAAAGGCTTTCATCACCCGCTATGTGATGGAGCCGACTCTTTGCAAAGCTTCAGCGTGTGGTTAAACGAAAACCGAGATAAGGACGTTTCCGCAGTATTTCACGACATCGTAGCTCGCGTAAAAGATATGCAAGCCGCCACTCGCGACCCACAACCCACCGGCTGGTTGCCAACCGCCGAGAACATCAATGCGCTTCCCGAGCCGATCCGAGCCTACATCATGGGGCTGGAAACGAACGCTGATCCAGCAGGCATGGTGCGTGAGAACGCGATCTTGCGATACGACAACGCTGAGTTTGAATCACGTCTTGCCGCCACGAGCGACGCGCCCCAAGGCGGGTTGACGGATGATGCAACGCAAGCTGACTTGTGGCGATATGCGAAACAGCTTGCAAAAAATCAGGGCTATTCGACTGTCGAAGCCGCGATCAAAGCCGCCCCCGCCAATCCCATGCAAGCGCATCCATCAATAGCAAGGGCGATCACTCAGGAAGAACGAGCATGCCGCGCCGAAGACGCCTTGATTAATTTGGTCAATCAAATTAGGAAGTCGAATCCCGTTGACGACCATGGGCACGACTTGAAAATGAATCGTGCGTATATTGAAGCATCGAAATTGCTTGATTCGAGTGACGCCAATCCCATTCAAGCGAGCCAAGATATTCGAGGCGGGAATGATCGGCATTTTTATGAATTGCTGAATGCATACGAGTCTGCCGTTCGAGAATTGCAAGCCACTCCGCAAGCATTAGTGCATCTTCAAGAAAAGAAGGATACAGCGCGTCTCACCTTGATAAAAGCTTTTGAAAACCGCATCGCCCCAACTGCTGATGATGCAAAGCCTGTCGGGGAGGCTGTGGACTTGCACGAGGTCATTCATATGGCCCGGCAAAGCTGGCAACACCAATGGACTTACACGGTCGAAGATATTATCGCCGCCACTGCGCAAACTCCCAAAGAGGTTGCGGTAGATACAGAGCGCGGTAAGTGGGCACTGGCATATCTCGAATCCGAAGGGTGGACTGTGCAAGGCATTGACCGTCAAATTGCTATCGACAGGGCTATCGTTGCCAGCGCGCCGAAGGGAGATGGAAATGCTTAAGTGCCCACAATGCCAAGGTGGCGGCTATGTCACGCACGCGCTTGGCGAAGGCAAGTGCTCAGTTTGCAAAGGAACCGGCTATATAGAGCAAGCCGCACGCGCCACGCCAGCGGACCAAGTAGAAATGAAACTTCGCCGACTCATGGGGGCGATCAATTCTTATGAGAAAGCGACAGGGATTGGCGGATGGTACGCAGAGCAAGTGCAAGAAGCATCCAACAGCTTGCTAAAGGCATTAGGCAGCGAAATACGTTTCGGTCTAGGCGATGAAAACCCTATCGCTGCCAGCGCGCCGAAGGGAGATGGAAATGCTTAAGTGCCCACAATGCCAAGGTGGCGGCTATGTCACGCACGCGCTTGGCGAAGGCAAGTGCTCAGTTTGCAAAGGAACCGGCTATATAGAGCAAGC